TTAAGAGTAATTGTTCAGCATTTTTTCAAGTACCTTAGCTGCATCAGCTTGCATGTTTGGCATCATATGTGAATAGGTATCCAGGGTAATCTTGATAGAGGAATGTCCCAATTGTTCCTGGACAATCTTAGGGTGAACATTTGCACTGAATAGCAAGGAAGCGCAAGTATGCCGCAAATCATGAAAACGGATTTTCCTCATTTCTGTTCTCTCCAAGACCCTTTTCCAATCCCTATCGAAGGTTCCTAAACTTCTCGGCCGGCCATCTATTTGGCAAACCACTAAGTCATGATCTTCATACTCTTCACAAACTAACTTCTCTTTAAGAATCATTGTCCTATGCTTTTTAAGTTCATTGATAACGGTAGGTGCGACGGTTATGGACCTATACCCTGAATCTGTCTTGACTCCTTTGATAAGACCTTGCCTAGCCTTTAACGATTGGCTAATCCTTATCTGTGAAGTTTCAAAGTTAATATCTTTCCAACGTAATCCCAAGAGCTCACCGCGGCGCATGCCTGTATAGATCGCCAGGATAAACAATATTCGATATCTGCCATCAATCTTACCAAGAAACTGTTTAACCTCTTCTGTTGTCCAGTAATCAATTTTAGGCTTACTGGTGCGGGGTTTAGATCCTTTATCTAAAAGGTCAAAGGGATTCTTGACGATTAATTCCTTTTTTACTGCGGTTTTAAAACATGTATGAATCAGATTGTATATTTTACGGACTGTACCATCAGCAAGTTCTTTATCCTGCAAAGCCTTGATAAGGCGCTCAATATGAATAACACTGACCTTTTGTAAAGGGATGTGTCCAAGCTCGGGAATTATATGATTGGATAGGTGTCCATTGTTTGTATGCCTTGTCTCAGGGGAAATATCCTGTTTATTCTCCAACCACTCTTGAATGTATTCACCGAAGGTAATCTTAGAGGGATCTATATAGCTGCCTTTTAACCATTCCGTTCTTGCAGCAGCTTCTGCATCCCTTGCTTCTTTCTTTCCGGTAAATCCACGTTTCTTAATCGTTTTACGTTTGCCTGTTGTATCCTTCACTTCAAAGGCATAATAGTAGGCAGTTTTCCCATTCTTCTCATACTCATAGATTGGCATGGGTAACCTTCCTCTCACAATATATGTAATTGAATTATAAAATCCAGTGAAAATATAAGCAAATAAAGTACGAGGGAATTAGGGAAAACATTAGAAAAAACTAATGATAATTTGAGGGTACAATGTGTGTTGTTAGGCGAAATACGTGTTAAATTTGTATTATCAAGAAAATAAAACAAGCCAATATTGGTGATAGAGACGACGCTTCTTGCAAGCTGTCGTCTTTTTATTTAAGAAGGTAATTATCTCCTTTTGTCGAATATTTGACATAAGGAGATGAATCATATGGATAAAAAAACAGCATGGGGAATTGTCATACTTACTTTAATTTGTATGTGCGGTCTACCTATTGTAATAAATGGGCTAATGTTTCGTAATTATTTCCCTGTAATGGGCGATGAAGTTACTTGGATAAGTTCTTTGAGTAGTATTTGGGGTGCAATAATAGGAGGGCTTATTTCAGGCATATTAACACTCTTGGGTGTGAGGTATACAATTACAAAACAAGAAAGAAAAGATGTTATAAATTCATATCCTGAAAGAAGAAAATTAGGTGATGATGTTTCTTCATTAGTTATTGAAGTGTACAGAACCACTAAAAAATTTCTAGACGATGATAAGATTTATATGCTCGCGGGTTATTTGAAAAATATTCTAGCTGATAGGGATACGTTATTAGATAAGGCTTCAAAAGTAAGTGATGAGGTATATGAAGGAGTTAGATCTGATTTTCTAGTTAACGTTAGAGATCTTTATTCATTTATAGGGAATGGAATAGAGAAAACAGAAGAAATAAAATTAGAAAAGTATCCATACTACATAAGTGAATTGAATAAAAATTCTATAAATATAATTAGCGCATTGGACAAAATAACTGAAGAATATAAAAAAATTAAAAAAGATATTTAACTTATGAGCATCTCATTACGAGGTGCTTTTTCTTTTGGAATGGAGACACAAACTGTGAAGTAAATGAGAGGAAGATAAAAGTGGGATATACAAAAGAGGACTGTATTAGAGATACGCAGGAACATATTGAACAAGTAAAAGAATATATAGCAATGTGTATAATTGAATTAACAAATAGAGCGTTAGTTCATGACAAATCAAAATTAGAATCTCCTGAGTTAGAAATCTTTACTGAATATACTCCAAAGTTAAAGGATAGTACATATGGTTCTGATGAATATAAAGAGTTCTTAAAAGGGATGCAAGAGGCCTTAAAACATCATTATGCTAACAATAGTATCATCCTGAACATTATGAAAATGGAATACAAGGGATGGACTTGATGGATGTGGTTGAAATGTTCTGTGACTGGAAAGCTGCAACTATGAGACATAATGATGGGGACATTAGAAAGTCCATTGAAATAAATCAAAAACGATTTAATATGTCAGATGATTTAATGGAGATATTTAAAAATACTGCTAAGTTATTTGATTAAAGTCGCAGTCCGAATAAAGTGCAATACATTTAGATCATCTCGTGCACAGTCACGGGATGATTTTTTATTGCTTCAACAAAGCAGCTAATGGCCCAGCCGGAAGGGAGTCGTGCAAGAGAAGCCGGATAAGCTTTTTGTTGCCTTAATAAATATCCTTTTAATTATTTAACTTGTCCAATCAAAGAAAAAAATCATTCATATACTAAAACATTCAGTATTTGAGGAAGTGATTTTTTGAGCATAGATAATGAAAGTTCGAGTATAGATAATGAAAGTTCGAGTTGCGAACACAATGAACCTAAACCACCGGTAACCTATGAGAGGATAACTATTGCACTACCAACACCACCGGGAGTTAAGCCCTTGCCACCTTCCATTTTCTTTGATGTTGATAATCGTTTTAATGCTGAGCAAAAACTTAGGATTAGAACTTCCATAGTTGCAACTATTGGATTGTGGCGACAACACTATGAAGAAACGGCTGTATCAGGTACATCACAATGGGCTGCGTGTTCGAAAAAGTATGCTAAAAAGAATTTGAGACCAGTTTGGTTACGTGAAGATGTAAAGATACCTAATGGGGAAGTAGCTTTAGAAGTTGCGATGGATGTATTAACCAAACTTTTTGCTGATAATGGTAATAAGAAAAGTCCTATTGCTAAGATTAGATATAGGATTCCACCAAATGGTAAGCAGTCAACAATTTTTGGAAAGCAATCTTATTCTCCTTTCTCCTCATTATCAGTAACTATAAATCCCTTAGCATTTGGTATGCCATCACTTACAGAAAGAAATTTAACTGGATCACTAATACACGCTTGGCTGCATAGGTCTGGTTATACTCATCCTAGGAATATTTATACTACTTATTTTATTGGTGAAGCAGCAATGTGTGTAATGAGAGCATTTCAAGATAAAGTTCCAGGACAACCAGATTCAGTCTATACGCAGTTTTTTGACTAAAAACATCTAAGGTTTGGTAGAAAGACCGCTAATAACTAGTGGTCTTTCTTTCTGTGTAGAAGTTGTGTCTGTTTTAGAATGAATTAGATATCAATCAAGCATTCATTCGAGTGTTCTTTTTTATGTCCTAAAAAACACAAACGAATGTTCCGTACTCGGATTGCAGTACGGTGCTCAGCGTACTCTAATTGCAGTACGCCAGAGTACTCGGATTGCAGTACGCTAGAGTACTCGAATCGCAGTACTCTGAAATTTTTTCCTTCATTAGAGCAAAAATCCTAAAGAAAATCTTTAAAGAAAATATATAAAGAAAACCCTCTGAACTGTTCTTTTATTAATTTTAAGAAGGATGATCATGATGAAATTTGCTGACCATTTATCTAAATCGGACATTCAGAAGTTTAATCAACTTAGAAGAGGCAACAAGCAAAGTAAACCTGAATCGAAGCCTAAGAGAAAAGAAGAATTAAGTTTTAAAGATTGGGAAGATATCATGGGAAAGAATCGTGATACGTATAAGAAGGTTGGAGGAAGAGTGAGAGGTAAATAAAAAACGACCCATCACAGGGTCAGATACTTTTCTTCATGCCACAATTGCGACACTCACGAATATAGATATAGTCCTTAACGGAACTTTTAAACTGGGCTTTATCACAATTATCACATCTACCACTTTTGATATCAGGTTGGTCTTTGTAGTCGTAAACAATGGATGTATCATAGCCGTTGTATTTTTCTTCAGTCAATGCTGATCACCTTCATGATTGGATTTAACTTTATTATGATACCAGAAAAACCTTAACGGGAGAAATTGAATTATGGGTAAGCAAGCTCACTACAATAAATACAAGCGCGATAAGGAAGCCAAGAAGTTCTATAACTCATCCGCTTGGAAGAAGTGTCGCGCTGTTGTGTTAGCAAGAGACAATCACCTTTGCCAAGAATGTTTAAGAAAGAAAAGGATCACACCTGCAGACATGGTCCATCACATCATTGAATATAAAGCAGACCTAAGCAAAGCTTTGGATATTGATAACCTCGAAAGTCTTTGCAACCCATGTCATAACGGGGAACATCCGGACAGAGGGAACAAGAAGGAAATCAAGATCAGCAAGAAGATAAGGGTCGTGACAAGTAAAGCGAATGAGGAGATGTGGTAATGAATAATAGCCAATGCGATAACTGCAAGCTCAACTTCGTGGTCACATTGCAAGAGAAGAACCATGGCAAAGGGGTAAGAGAATCCTTCTTCACTTGTACTCATTGTCAAACAAAGTTCTTTGTATTCATAGCTGATGATTACATTAGGCAGCATCAAAATAAATTAAAGAAAATTTATAAAAAAGGCACAGTGGAACATATCGATGATTTTAAACGAAAAATTGCAGATATTAAAAAGAAAATTGAGACAAGGATGATGGAGTTAAGGGGAAAGTATTCGGATAGCCCCCCCTACCCCTGAAACCTTTAATTAAAGGGCGAAAAGAACGACGATGGTCCTTCGTTTGCACCGAAAATGGAATTTTTATATATGAGGGGGGGGGTGTAGATGTACAAACCTAAGTCTGGAATTACACGACAATTAGCAAAAGACTTATTTAAAACATTAATTGATGAATTGCGTATCGATAACAACTTGAGTAAAAGAACTATAATCCTGGTTGATAATATGGTTCTGCTTGAACAAATGAAACAGGATTCGATTGCTGATGTGAAAAAGCGAGGAACCGTTGAACTCTTCAAAAATGGCAGTCAGGAAATGTACAGAGATAATAAATCGGTGGATAAAATTTTAAAAATTATAGAGCAGCAGCGTAAACTTCAGGCAGAGTTAAAGCTCACCCCTGCCTCAGATAGAAAAGTTTCAGATGTGATACCAATTGACGGAGGAGAAGCGGAAGGCAGCAAGGGTGATGACTTTGAGCGATTCTAAATTATTAACAACAGATTATGCCAAAGGGGTTACTTCCTATGTCATCATTACTTCAAAAAAGGTTTTTCAAGCTTGTCAGCGTCACTTGAACGATTTAAAAAGACAAGGAACAAAGTCTTTCCCATATATTTTCGATGAAGAAAAAGGCCATCGTCCAGTAGAGTACATTCAGCGATTCTGTAAACCATCTCAGGGTGATTACGATCGATTAGAATTACAGCCCTGGCAGCACTTTATTGTAGGGTCGTTGTATGGGTGGATTCATAAAGATTCAGGTATAAGGCGCTTCAAGGAGGGTCTTATTTTTGTTGGGAGGAAAAACGGTAAATCCACACTTGTTTCTGGTTTATCGCTCTATAGTTCTTCAAAGGATGGAGAAAATGGAGCGCGGGTTTATCAGCTGGCCAACTCAAAGGAACAAGCAAAAGAGGTTTTCGATGAGTGCGTGGCCATGGTTAAATCTTCACCAATCCTAAATCGTCACTTTGATCCAACAAATAAAGAAATTCGTTTTGGGCGGACCATGTCCAAGATTATCCCTTTGGCAACTGACAGTAAAAAGATGGACGGTAAAAACTGTAGCTTTGGTGTATTTGATGAAATCCATGAATATAAGAATTACAAGCTAATCAATGTAATCAAGAACAGTACAGGGGCCCGGAAACAACCACTCCTTTTGTATATAACGACAGCGGGGTACCAATTAGACGGCCCACTTGTGGATTATTATGATAAAGCTGCTGACGTTTTGGATGGCGTGATTGATGATGAACGTTGTTTTTATTTTCTAGCAGAATTAGATGAAAAGGATGATTTTGAGAATCCAGAAAACTGGATTAAGGCTAATCCTAATCTCGGGACAACTCTTAAGCTTGAAACGCTTATTGAAGAATGGGAAAGTCGAAAACACATTCCTGCAGAACGAAGTGACTTCATAACAAAACGTTTAAATCTTTTTGTTAAATCAGATGAGCAATCATTCCTGGATTATTCCGTTATCAAACGCAATGACAAGGTAATTGATATTGACACACTGAAAAAACGTAATTGTATAGGTTCATTTGACCTTTCCGAATCCGAGGATTTCACAAGCGCATGTCTTGAGTTTCCTCTTGATACAGGAGAAGTTTTTGTTTTGTCGCATTCTTGGATACCAAGAAAAAAGGTGCTGGCAGATAACGAAAAAATTCCATACCTTGATTTTGCTGATAAAGGTTTATTGACAATTGTGGATGAGGATTACATCAAATTGGAACAGGTCTACGATTGGTTTGTTGCAAAGTCTCAAATCTATACGATTGGGAAAATTGCATATGATCCTGCTAAAGCATACAGATTGGTAAAGGATCTTGAAAGTTATGGATTCATTACAGAAGTTGTAAGGCAGGGGCCATTAACCTTAACGCCAGGTCTACGTGATCTAGAAACGATGTTCATGGATGGTAAGGTTATTTTTAATAAAAACAGGTTGCTGAGATGGTATATCAACAATGTGAAGTTAAAGAAAAATGAAAACGGTAGTTGGCTTCCGCAAAAACAAAATCGTTATCGTAAAATCGATGGCTTTGCGGCTATGTTAAATGCTCACGTTAAAACTATGGAAATCCTGGCTAAACCTCAAGGTTCCGGAAACGTCAAGGTGTTGAGCATAAAAGAGCTGTTAAGGGGGAGATAATTTGGGATTGTGGCAGCAAGTAAAGAAAGTATATAACACCATGGCATACTATGCAGCCGTAGCCAATCCATATGTAGGTTCAGGCTATGGTTCAAGAAAAATAGTTACATCAAGCGGAATGTCCAGCAAATCAGGGAAAACATTGGCTACAAACGAAACAATTTTTTCAGCTGTATCTAAACTTTCTAATGCAATGGGGACTCTGCCGATAAAGCTTTACAAGGAATTTTTGCCGGTAGTAACCGATGAGTCAGATTTATTATCAAACTCACCTAATTTAAATATGACTTCCTTTGATTTTATTAGAACCCTTGAAGTTCTTAGGGATACCACAGGGAATAGTTACGCAATTAAAATATACGGCTTTAATTTTCAAGTTGAATCTATTCATATTGTGGACCCAACCAGAGTTACACCAATATTTGAAGAAAAAAGTATGGAACTTTGGTATGAAATCAAAGGAGATAAGGGTAGCTATTACGTGCATAACCTTGATATCCTCCATTTTAAGCATATTCATGGTTTTGGTTTTAAAGGGATCAGCCCGATTGATGTTTTACAAAATACTATTGAATTTGATGGTGAAGTGAGGAAATTTAGTCTAGAACAAATGGAGGGAGCTAAAGCCTCATTCATTCTAGAATACACGGCTAATGTAAGTGAGGAGAAAAAAGCAGAGATAATTGAAAATTTTAAGGATTTTTATAAAGATAACGGCGGGGTTCTTTTCCAAGAACCAGGTGTAACGATTACTCAACTTGAACAAGAATTTATTAACACAAAGGTTTTTGAAGTGGAAAAAATTACTCGTACTCGAGTAGCATCCGTTTACAATCTTCCTGTGCACATGCTCGGGGAAACAGATGGAAACAGTTACGCAAGTATGGAGCAAATGTCTCTTCAATTTGTTAAAGAGACATTGCTCCCGATAGTCAGGCAGTATGAGCAAGAATTTAACCGGAAGATGCTAACAAAAGAGCAGAGGAAACAAGGGTATTACTATAAATTCAATCTAAAAGCCCTTCTTCGTGCAGATACTGCCACTCAAATGGAAGCCTGGTTTAAGGGTGTACGTTCAGCTATTTACACTCCGAATGAAATCCGTGAATGGGAGGAGCTACCGCCTATTGAAGGTGGAGATAAAGCCCATTTGAGTGGAGATTTGTACCCGATTGATACGCCTGTTTCTGAAAGAAATCCAAAAACCGTTCAAACATCGAAAGGAGGTGGTGAAAATTGAAGAAGTTTTGGGAATTTAAGGCCTTAGCAGACGAAAACGCGGGCGAATTATCCATATATGGAGACATAGTTTCATATAAATGGGATGATTCGGATACAACCGCACAAAGCTTTAAAGATGACTTGGAAGCACTTGGGGATATTGATACATTAAATATTTATATTAATTCACCAGGAGGTTCTGTTTTCCAAGGTAATGCGATTTACAGCATTCTGAAAAGGCATAAAGCAAAAGTGAATATTCATGTTGATGGCTTAGCAGCATCGATTGCCAGTGTGATCGCAATGAGCGGTGACACTATTTTTATGCCTGAAAATGCCATGATGATGATTCATAATCCATGGACTTTTGCCTATGGAAATGCATCAGAACTGAGAAAAGTTGCAGATGATCTCGATAAAATGCGAGAAAGTCTTATCGCTGCTTACTTGGCCAAAACAGGTGACAAAATGGATCGTGAAACACTCATTGACTTGTTAGATAAAGAGACTTGGCTGTCTGCACAAGATTGCTTGAATTATGGGTTATGTGATGTTGTGGAGGAATCCAATGACGTTGCTGCAAGTGTGAATATGGAATTTTTCGCAAAGTACAAGCATACTCCAGAAGAATTGCTCGAAATTGCCGAGAAAACGCCTGAAAATAAACAAAAACAGCAAGAAAAAGAGAAAGAACAGGCTGAGATGAGGCAAAGGTTAATTGAAGAAGCAAAATCCAATATTGAAACTACAAAACTAATCTTAGGGGGATTAACAAATGAATCTATATGAATTGAAAATGAGCTTAAAAACAGTTGGGGACCAATTATCAAAAGTTGAAGGTGACATTGTTGCAAAAGCTGGAGACCCATCTACTCCAATTGAAGAAGTGCAAAACCTTAAAAAGAAAAAGGAAGAGACTCAGGAACGGTTTAATATTTTGAAAGCGCAACATGATGAGTTAGAAGCAAAGCAACAACTTCAATTTGAAAATAAAAAACCTCTAATTGGAGGGAATGAAGATCCTAAAGCCAAAAAAGTAGCTGCGAAAGCAGAAATGGTTCGTGCAACTATGCAAGGACGTACTTTATCTGAAGATGCCAAAGCAGTTTTGGGTGATCGCAATAGCACAGGCGGAGAAAAGCTGCTTCCGAAAACGGTATCTGACGAGCTATTGTTTGAACCGTTTGTAAAAAATCCTTTACGTGATGTTTCTACTTTCACTAACGAAACTAACCTTGAAGTTCCAAAAATCACATTCACTCTAAGTGATGATGATTTTATTGCTGATACTGAAACTGCCAAAGAAATGGAAGTTGATGGGGACAATGTTGTATTTGGACGCTTCAAATTCAAAGTATTCGTGCCAATCTCTGAGACTATTCTTAAAGGTTCCGATACAAACTTAGTAGAAACGGTAGATCAAGCATTAGAAAGCGGTCTTGCAGCTAAGGAAAAGAAAGTTGCTTTCGCAGCTACACCTAAAACAGGAGAAGAGCACATGTCTTTCTACTCCACTCAGAACGCTATTAAAGTCGTAAATGGAGCAACTAAATTACAAGCTATCAGAAAAGCTATTGCGGATCTTCATGAGGACTACCGTGACAATGCCAAAGTCATGATGGCATATGCTGATTACTCCGAAATGATTGAATCACTTGCTGCAGGTAACACAACTTTCTATGATGCACCACCAGAGCGTGTATTAGGTAAGCCAGTTATCTTTTCTGATTCTGCATCAGATCCAATTGTCGGTGATTTCCGTTATTCACACTTTAATTATGATATTGAAATGCTTAAAGACCGCGATAAAGATGTAAAAACTGGCATTGAACTATTTGTACTTACAGCTTGGATTGACCACAGAATCAAATTGAAATCTGCATTCCGTATCGCTAAAGTTGTCCCGCAAGTTTAATAAGGAGGGCTGAACATGCCCGAATTGAGTGAAGTAAAAGAATATCTACGGATTGATGGTAATGAAGATGATGTTCTTATTAGTTTGCTAATGGAAGCCGCAAAAGAATACTTAACCAATGCAGGGGTGACAGAGCAGAACAGTGCCTTATATAAGGTGGCTGTTATGCTTTATGTTACCCTTCAATATGAAAATCGTGATCCTGGTCAAAAAATAGAGAAATTCAATACAGCCTTTCAATCTATTGTTCTCCAATTAAAAACATACTAAGAGGTGATTTATATGAAGTATGAAGTGGAATCGGCGTTTATTGATAAAAATACAGATAAAGAATATGCAATTGGTAGCCATTATGAAACCGATAGCGAAGATCGAGCAGAATTCCTTCAAAAGAAAGGGTTTCTTGGGAGTGAAATTGATTCCACCGTAGAAACAATCCTTGATAAAAAAGCATCCGACATTATAAAGGCAATTTCCTCAGAGACTTCAAGAGAAGAGCTGGAGTCTTTACTTAATCAGGAAGTTGCAGGAAAAGATCGTGTAACAGTGAAAGAACACATTGAAAAGCTTTTAAATGGTGAGGGCAATGAATCCAGCGAAGCTTGATTGCCGCATTGAAATCGGCCAAAACAAGTCGATTAAGAATCCAGAAACCAAACTGAATGAAATGGTATGGGTTCCCTTTCACAGTTGCTGGGCGGAGCGTTATGAGCCCACAGGCCGTGCATTATTTGAAGCTGCTGTATCTCATTTAGAAAATGAAGTGTTTTTTAATATCCGTCCTAAAGATGGAATAACACCAGGCATGCTTTTGAAATACAAAGGCGAAGAATACAAAATTGGTCCTGTACGATATGGAACACGTAAGAAAAACCTGACCTCATTGCAATGCAGGAGGGTTGAATAATGGTCAAATCTTCTTTAGAAGTTGATGGGATGGAAGAAATCCGGAAAAGAATCATTGAATTGGGTCGTAAAGGGTCAAGGATTCAAAATGCTGCCATAAAGCAAGGCGGCCAGATTCTCGCAGATACAATGTATAAAGAAGTATCTGTTTCGGACATTAACCATACTCATATTAGGGATGACATTGTGGTAAGTGAAGTTAAACGAATTAAAGGGATTCCTCACGTTCAAGTTGGACCGAGTAAGGAAACAGCCTGGCGGGCGCATTGCCTTGAATTCGGTACAATTTACATGCCACCTAATCCGTTTATGCTTCGATCCGTACGATTATCAAAAGAAAATGTACAAGCAAAACTAAAAAGTGAGCTTAAAAAGGGGCTGGGGCTATGATTGATATGGAGGTTCCAGTCATTTCAGCTTTAGAAAATGGTTTATTAGATTCGGTCGGGAATAAGGTTTTTCGTTGGTTTGTACCGAAAGAGAATTCCAATGATTACCCTTATATTCGTGTCGCAGAACTGGATAATACTGATGAAGATTACCGGGATAACAAAGCTGTAGCTTCGGACATTACCGTTCAAGTTGACCTATGGACTAAAGGTGACCCAGACATTTTACAAAACAGAATAGATCAAATAATGAAGACACTCCAATTCAAACGAATAGGGGTGTCTTCTTTTTATGAAGAAAAAACTGGTGCGATGAGGAAAGCACTTCGGTATACATCAAAAGTGAATTTAGAGGAGGAATAAATACATGGCGATTGTAGGTTTACGTAATCTTGTGTATGCACCATTATTAACTGACCCTTCAGAAGGAAAAGCAACATACGGTGCTGTAAAACCATTTGCTCCAGCCATTACAGCTGGAGTAGAAACGGCACAAGAATCTGCAACTCAATACGCAGATAATGGTCCAATTGATGTTATGACCCAAATTGGAGAAACAACATTGAGCTTGACTGTGGATGAAATTCCAATGGAAGTATTGGCTGAGATTCTTGGTCAGGAAATTAAAAAAGGAGTCATTGCATATAAACAAAGTGCTGTTGGTCCTTATCTTGCATTAGGGTTTGCTGGCAATAAGTCAGATGGAAATGAACGTGTTGTTTGGCTAACAAAAGGCCGTTTTTCTATTCCTTCTGATGAGTGGAATACAAAAACTGATTCACCAGAATTCCAAAACCAAGAAATCGAAGGTACATTTATCCGCCGTGATGCTGATGAGGTATTTAAAATTGTTGGTGACACTGCTGTTGCAGAGTTCGCTCCTTATCGAGAAGAATTCTTTGAAGAAGTCTTTGATTATACAAAATTAGATACACCAATCGTTTAATGGTTAAGCACTACTTCGGTAGTGCTTTATTTGTGTTTATTAGGAGGAGAAGAATGATATGGAAATCACTTTGATGATAGAAGGACAAGAAAAAACATTCACGCAATCATTTGTATCAGCAAAATATTACCGTAAGTCATTAAAGTTGCTTAAAACCTTAGAAGAGGGTGAATCAGATCAGGAAGCAACTTTGACCGAGCAGTATGAACTTATTGTAGATATTTTCGAAAAACAATTTACAGCTGATCAATTAGAGAATGGTTTGGATGCACGAAAAGTAGATGAGGTTCTGTGGGACATTATTCGAAAAGATATCTTAGGTTGGAAGCCTTATTCAAAAATGAAACAAGATATGGAACAGGCGGAAAATAGTTTTTTAGCGGAAGCCCTAGAGAACCTAGGGAAAGCCAAATAAAACAAATTTATAACGATTTACTCGATACTTATGATCACCTTGTAAACAAAAGAGGGTGGCCGTTAAAAGATGTGGATGACATGGATATTCACTTTTATTATGAGCTGTTAAACCACTCAGTAACAAAGATAAAGGCAAACGGAAATACCAAAGGGAAAAGAAGTAGGTTCAAAGATCAAAAAGTGGTTCCTATTGATGCCGTATTCTAGGAGGTGGAAGTATGGCTGAAGAGATTGGCTCCATGATAGTTCGTGTCGGTCTGGATGGAGCAGATTTTGACAAAGGACAGAAAAACCTTTTACAAAAAATGAATCTCGTAAAAAGTGAAATGAAGGCTTCCCAATCCCAGTTCGGCAAATATGGGAATTCACTTGATGCCCTAAAAAGCAAACAAGTCATATTAGGGAAGCAGTATGCATTGCAAGGCCAACAGGTTCAGGCATTAAAGAAAAAGTATGATGAGTTAGCAAAGGCACACGGCGCTGAAAGTGAAGCAGCTTTAAAAGCTGGATCTAACTTGAACCGGGCAACTGCTTATTATAATACTCTGGGTCGCAATTTGAATGAAACATCTAAGAAAGTTGATACCTTGAATTCTAAATGGCACAAAGCAAGCCAGGGGATGTCCACTTTTTCAAACAATATGTCAAGCACAGGAAATAAAATGGACGAGTTTGGTAGGACCATGGCTTTATCCGTTACTGCTCTTATTGCTGGATTAGCAACCGTTGCAGTACGAACAGGTATGACCTTTGATAAAGAAATGAGCAAAGTCCAAGCTATTTCAGGTGCCACAAGTGATGAGCTAAAAGCACTGAGAGATCAGGCGATACAATTAGGAGCCAGTACTTCTAAGTCTTCAACGGAAGTAGCAGCAGGTATGAAAGAGCTATCTGCTGCAGGCTTTACAGCGAAGGAAGTAATGGGTGCAATCCCTGGTGTAATCTCTGCCAGTGAAGCCTCTGGGGCCGACATGGCTCAAACAGCCGAGGTTATGGCTTCCACACTTAATATCTTTAGCATGGAGGCAAGCAAAGCCAGTAAAGTTGCAGATATATTGGCTAAGACGGCGAATATTTCTGCAGCAGACATTACAGATATGCAGTATGCATTGAAGTATGCCGGTCCTCCCGCAGCGGCACTTGGAATAGGTCTTGAAGAGTTATCTGGCTCTATAGGTATTCTCACGAATGCAGGCATGAAAGGTGAACAAGCGGGTACAACCTTGCGTGGTGCATTACTTGCACTCCTAAATCCATCAGAAGCTAACAGCAAAATGATGGAAACCATGGGAATTGCCATCACAGATGCTGAAGGGAATTTTGTAGGACTTTCTAAACTCGTGGAAAATCTTTCAGATTCTATGGAAGGTCAAACAGAGACTCAAAAAGCGGCAACCTTAGCTAGCTTGGTTGGCACTGAGGCCGTTTCCGGAATGCTCTCCCTAATGTCAGCTGGGCCAAAGGAAATCGATAAGATGACCAAATCCCTTGAAAACTCAGGTGGTGCATCTGCGGAAGCTGCCAAGATCATGAAAGACAATTTTGCCGGCGCCATGGATGAACTATTGGGGACATTGGAATCTATAGGAATCCAAGTTTCAGATGTTATGACGCCAGCAATAAGGGACGTAACGGAATGGCTAGCTAATATGGGGGATAAATTCTCTGCCTTAAGTCCAGAAGCTAAAAAGACCGTAATTATTCTCGGCTTGGTAGCTGCCGGAATCGCACCTATAACACTCGGCATGGCCGCCCTGTTTAAATCAATAGGGATAGTTTCTGGGGGATTAGCTGCGGGCGTAGGTTGGTTAGGGAAGTATCGCTCACAAGCAGTTCTTACAACTGCCTCAGTAACTACAATGGGTAACTCTGCAGTTGTAGCTTCCACCAAGATGAATACAGCCAATGTCGCAATGGCAAGGTCCACAAAAGGGATGGGTGCCTTACGTGGTGGTGCAACAGCGGCCGGCGGGGCCATGACCATGTTTGGTGGAAAATGGGGTATGGTTGCAGGTATTGCGACTATGTTCTTGCCTGAAATATTAAAAGGTGGTAAAAGCCTTTTAGGATTCGGTAAAAACGCTGTTACAAGTGGCGGCAGTGTTGCAAGCATGGGTGGAAAAGTTTTCGGGGCTGTAAAAAACTTTAAGAACTTGGGTTCCATGTTAGTGCTTGCAAGGGGCGGATTGGCAGCTTTTGGTGGTCCGGTTGGTCTAGCTATTACCGGCGTTACTTTACTTGCCCAAGGTGGATACAAGCTATATAAACATCTAAAGGAAGAACAGATTCCTACCTTAACCGAGTTTGGAAATAAGGTTTCTGATTCAACGACTAAAGCAGTATTAGGATATAAAAAGCTAAATGATGATGCTACTGTACAATTAAATCTCTTAGCGTATTCAGGAAAAGCAGTATCTCAACAGATGGCAGATGATTTGGTAGGTACATTCAGTAAAATGGGCGGGATAATTTCTGCCAACTTAAAAAAAGATTTTGAAGACAGTACCAAACACATACAGGGCTTATTTCAAGAAAGTAGCTGGCTTAGTAATAGTTACGAACAAGAATTGCTTGGGAAAATGGAAACAACTAACCAAGAGAAACTAGATAAAATTCAAAAGTATGAAGCGAGAGTTAAGGAAATCACGGATAGAGCTGTTGCACAAAAACGAGAAACCTCTCAATTAGAGAAGGCAGAAATTGCTGCAATCAAACAACAAATGATGGATATGGCAGTAAAAACGTTGTCAGAAGGCGAAGTAGAACAATTAGCTATCATGGAAAGATTAAGACTACAATCTGGATCTATTTCAGCTAGAACGGCAGCCAAAACTGTTGCTGAAAGTAAGAAAGCGAAAGATGGCACAATTAAAGAAGCAAATGATAAGTATAACAAGATTGTAGCTGCAGCTATTCGGGAACGCGATGAGACTGGTTCGATTTCTGCACAAGAAGCTGATGAAATAATTAGAGAAGCAGAACGCAAAAGAGATGAAGCTGTTGGTAAAGCCAAAAGTATGCATAAAGGTGTGGTTAAAGCTTCCAAGGCACAAGCAAAAGATCATATTAGCGATGTGAATTGGGAAACAGGCGAGGTTCTTAACGGTTGGGATAAGATGGTTGGCGGAATTAAAAAAGCTGTTGATTGGATTAAGGGGATATTTGGTGGCGGTAAAACGAAAGAGACTCCAACTTTAAAACCTCATGTGCCTAAGAAAAAAACTACATCTGAATATGCAAAAGGAACCCCTTCAGGAGGCCATCCTGCTGACGGAATGGCCATTGTTTCTGAGAAAGGCCGAGAATTAATCCATGATCCTAAAGTTGGTACGTATCTTTCTGGTTCCAGTGGCCCAGAGCTAAGACACCTATCTAAAGGAACTAGCGTTTTACCTAATAAGAAAACCGAAAAGCTTCTAAAAAGTCATGGGTTTAATGGATATGAAAAAGGAACCGGTGATTACTTTGATTGGATGTTTAAAGGATCTAAGCATTTTCTTGGAAAAACTTTTGATAAATTTAATTTGAAAGACTCGCTTATTCCTAGCTGGATGAATAAATTATCAGGCAATCCAATTAGCTCGATGATCAATATGGGTTCAGAGTGGGTTAAAGGTTTATTGAATCAATTCACATTAGGCGGGGGTGGAAGTGGAGGCAGCAGTAATAACCCCGTAGGAGCTGGCGTTGAAAGATGGCGTTCAACTGTTATTAAAGCTTTGTCAATGAATGGTTTACCTACAGCAAAGGCTTATCAAGATGCATGGTTGCGTCAAATTAAGTCTGAATCAGGCGGTAATCCACATGCTATCCAGTCATCAGGGGTTAAAGATGTCAACTATTACTCTGGAAATTTAGCTCGTGGTCTCGTGCAGGTAATCCCGCCAACATTTGCTGCATATGCACATCCGGGTCATAAGAATTGGAAGAACGGATTGGATAGTTTGCTGGCAGGTATGAACTACGCTAAAAGTCGATACGGTTCAAATATGCTTGGAGTTATCGGTCATGGACATGGCTATGCTACTGGTGGAGAAATTAATCATCCTCAAGTGGCAGCGTTAGGTGAAAATGGTTGGAAAGAGTGGGTTCTTACTTCAGAACCTAAATATCGTAAAAACAACTTAGGAATGTGGGCAGAAGCCGGTCGAGCTTTAGGTGTACCAACTGCATCTCAATCTCCAGCATCTGGATTAGACGGTACAGCTGCTCTTCTTATTGAGCAAAATAATATTTTAAGACAGTTGTTGAATAAAAGTTCAGATTTTTACTTGGATAGCGACTTAGTAGGTAGCTCATTAGATAATAGGAGCACGAACCACTTAACAAGAAAATCCTTCAATAGGGGGATAAGGTAATGAGGTATGATTTAAAACTTGATTTCGGTGATGGGGAGCAGAGTCTTAATGATTTGCTCCCTAAAATACTTTTGTCATCATTTAGTCCAGAAGCTCCAATTGTGGACCGGAAAAGTTTAGCTCTTCCGGGTCGGAATGGTATTATCTTGACCAATCAAAGAAAGACGATTTATAAAGAACGAAAAATCATCGTAAAGTTCCTAATAAATAGTAGAATTCCAGAGCAGTTCTACTTATGGAGGCATGAGGTATATAAGCTGTTGGTACGCGATGAACCTTACTATATTTCTAATGAATTTGAGCCCTATAAACGATGGCTAGTCATCTGTGATGGTAACTTTAACATTGATAAAGACTCAAATAAGAATTTTAAGGAATTCGATGTGGAATTCACTTGTATAACCGGGTTTGCTGAATCTAAGTATATGGCTAGCGAATTCTATAATCTTGGCGGAGAAATGTATGGTGTGGGCATGGATATTCCACAGGACGATTTAGTATACAGTTTCAACAATAATTATAGTTTTAAAGTATATAATGGGGGCGATGTACGACTATACCCAACAGATCATGATTATAGCGTTGATTTAGTCTTGTCTGGAACCAATGTAAAAATTAAAAATAACAACACAGGTGAATACCTTAAAATAAAAGGAAAATTGACTAACGCGAAAGTTATGATACTCAGACAATATGTAACGGTAAATGGAAAGATAGCACAAACAGAAGGACGTTTTCCTTCTTTACTGCCTGGATATAATAAAATCGTTATTACAGGAGCGAATAAAAGTAGTGTTGACTTTATCACGCGTTTTTACTTTAAGTAGGTGGGGAAATGATCAAAGGGATAGATGTATCACATTGGCAAGGCACGATAAATTGGAATAGCGTAGCTGATGACGGAGTAAAATTCGCCTTCATTAAAGCAACTGAAGGTACAAGTTATTTTGATCCAGTTTGTACAACCAATGTCATCAATGCTAAAGCTAATGGAATAAAAGTAGGTGTGTATCATTTCGCAAGATTCACATCCAATGCGGAAGCACTTGCAGAAGCTCAATACTTCTTGAGTAGGGTTAATGATCTAGACCTTGATTTACCTTTAGTACTTGATATCGAAACTGATCAAGGTGATATTGGGAAAACCGCATTAACAGCTGCAGCAAGAACCTTCTTGGATTACCTTAAATCTCAAGATAAAAAAGTAATGATATACACCTATTTTTCCTTTTATACGAATGACATTGATGCCACCGGATACCCTTTATGGATTGCTAGATATGGAGTAAGTTCGCCAGGCCTTAATGATTGGACCATATGGCAATACACAGATAGCGGTAGCGTAAAAGGAATCAATGGTAATGTCGATGTAAATAAGGCTGTTGATTCGTTTTTATATGAGCTAATAGAGGAACCTCCAGTTGACCCTGAAACACCAGATTTAAAAATTGCAGGAGATACTTCTTATAGTGTCACAAAAGACGTTTTCCTAAATCAAATGTTTATTGAAAATAAAAATAATGGGGAACGTGTAGAAATTACAGGTGTAGAGCCTTTAATCACCGATGGATTGAATGGCAAGAAGGAATTAACTTTTACTATTTCACTTACCGATGAGAATCAAATTGAATATGACATGCTGATCAATGATAACATCATCGTAATTGATGAAAAACGATTTAAACAGCAACGTTATATCATTTTGAATGTGGATGCAGACCATATCGATTTTACCAAAACGATATCTGCTCAACATACTTATGTGGCAAGGCTTGTAAACAATGATGTATCAGGAACAAAAACAGGTTCGTTAACCTTAGAAGCAGCCCTAAACCATGCCTTGAAAGGTAGTGGTTTTTCTTATGTCTTAGCAAGTGATACCAAAGGTATTAAACCATTAGAACAAGAGAACTTTGGTAATCAAAATTCTATATCTTTAATGGATGAGATTACAGAAGACTACAAAGTTGAGTTGGACGTAAATAACACAAAAATTTACGTTTATAAAAAAATGGGCAAAAGAGTAAATTATTTGATGGACACTCGTTACAATGTATCAGGGTTGAAAATATCATCATCCACACAAAATAGCACGACAAGAGCATGGGGATACGGGAAACAAGATGATAAAGGAAAATACCTTTTTGACCCGGTTCTATATATTCATCCTGAAGAAAAAGATTTTCTAATTGACGGTTATCCGAGATGGGCAGATCCTATTCGAGATGAGAAGTATACAAAAGCCTCCAGTATTAACGATGCATTGGAGAATCTTGTGAACCCCTATCCGGAAGTTACAGTAAATGCTGATTTGGAATTATTCTATGACCCGAAATTAGAAGAGTTAGAAGAACCTTTTTACAAGGGTGATAGTGTAGGGATGATTGCAGATAAAGGAAATGGTTCTACGTATGAGGATGAATTACGGATTGTCCAATTAAGTTATAATCCACTTGATCAATATAGTAAGCCTGATTTAACATTCTCCAATTTCAGAAAAGACATTTATGATATGCAAATTGATGACAAAGTAAGGATTAGACGACAAGAAAAGTATTTCCGCAATATAACTGGCGGTATTAGAAACAGTCTACCTCAACAAATAAATATGATGCTTACATTCAATGGATCTAATTGGTTCATTAATTCAAGCAATATCACTACAGGAAGTGTGTCCATTACAGGAGACGCTATTTTAGTGTCTACAGGTGGATTAGACATTAATGTTACAAGTGCAATAGTCAATGAAGATGTGGCTTTAAAAACAGCAGGATTTGATGCTACTACTGATTTTACATCAACCAACAATACCATAAAGATTAACTTAATAAAGGCTGGAGCCATTGCTTCACCTTTAATTAATGTCCCTGTGAATAGTCAAATATCCTTGTCCGTATTCCAACAGTAAAGGAGTGACAGCATGACGATTAGTTTAATTAAAACACACGATCCCACAAAAAACGCTCGGCTTATATCGCAAATGGACACGAATGCAGCAACCACCGAACATGCATTGAACGATAATGAACGAAAATTGATTGATCATAAAACAAGCGAAACAGCTCACAGCGCAAAGGACATTGTCTATGAAAATAGAAATGTACATTCCGAATTAACCCAGATCCAAAGTCGAATAAATAATTTAGTTTTGAATAGTTCCGGCAACAACATTACTGAAGTGGTCGATGCAAGAGCGGATTACACAGGACGAATATTCACTACCTTGAAATCCTTATTAGATAACTATCTTCCGAAAGTAATAGCAAACGAAAATCAGATAACTGTTCTACTTCCAGCTAAAAACAAGATTGATCGTTTTTGGCTGGATCCATTGGATTTTGGCGCAGTTGGTGATGGTACGACTAACGATAGTGCTGCCTTTTCTCAAATTGAGAGTGGGTATAGTAACCAAATTGTAAACCTTAATGGAAATACTTTTGTGGTCACATCTTTTCCGAATAAAAACAAATACGCAAACGGCACATTTAAATTATTAGACGGTAGTAAAACGTTATCTGCAGATTACTCTTTAGTAGCTCGAACCGGTAATAATTCAAGTATCTACCTGGGGAAAGATGCAGGCAAGAATTCATTATTTTACAATTATGAATCTGCTTCGGTGGGTTCTTATAATAATGTTGGAATTGGTTATGAAGCTCTTTTGAAAAATGTTAAAGGTTACCGGAATACCGCCATAGGATTTAAATCAATGACCAATAATGTGGAAGGTTACTACAATGTTGCAATTGGGGATTATTCATTGCATGACAATGTAGGTGCTCATACAAATAGCGACGATGATCCTGGAAGCAGGAACACAGCTATAGGAACTAATGCAGGAAGGTACAATACTACCGGTCGAAAAAACGTCTATGTGGGTAGAAACGCAGGACATGCCAGTACTGACGGAAGTCATAACACAGCTGTTGGATATAACGCATACAGCGGTACAGTGACAGAGGGTGTTGCTCATGATGTAAAAACTGCAGGTTTCAATACACATGTCGGATACAATGCAGGGTTTAACACTAATGCAGATTTTAACCAATCACTTGGAAGTTTTGCTCTTTATGCAAACGAAACAGGAAAAGCTAACGTTGCAATTGGACACCAATCCAATAGTTCGAATGTAAATGCTAATAACAATGTAACCGTAGGCGTCGATGCCATGAGGAATCACAATGATGATCTTGGCCATGACAATACAGCTATTGGTACACAATGCATGCTTAACATTGTTACTGGTAACAGTAATACGGCTGTTGGTCGTAATGCTCTGTCCACCACTATCGCTGGCAATAATGCTAATAATTTCACTGGATGCGTAGGGTTAGGAGCAAATACACGTATTTCAGGTGATTATCAAATGCAACTTGGTAATAGTGGGGTAACTGTTTATTCCTATGGTGCTGTTCAAAATAGGTCAGATTCAAGAGATAAAGCTGATATTCAAGATACAACATTAGGTATTGAGTTTATAAATAAATTACGTCCTGTGGATTATAGATGGGATTACCGAGATGACTACGTAGAATTTTACGAAGAAGAGGACGAATTTGGCCAACTCATCACTAAAACACGGAAACTAGAGAAAGACGGCAGTAAAAAACGTATTCGCTATCATCATGGATTAATTGCTCAAGAAGTGAGAGCGGTTATGGATGAAATGGGAGTCGATTTTGGTGGGTACCAAGATCACAGTGTAAATGGTGGTGACGATGTTTTATCGATTGGTTATGAAGAACTGATTGGCCCCCTAATCAAATCAACTCAAGAAATGTCTTCCACGATACTAGGTTTAGAAACTAAATTAGAAGAAACAGTGAGTGCAAATCAAGAGATGTTTGCAATGATACAAGATTTGCAGACTAGATTAGGTGAATTGGAAAGTAAACAAGCGCCAGAGGAACCATCAGTTTAAAAAGGAGGGAACGGTTAATGGCAGAAAATGAAATATTCAAAAGTGGAAAAATGTCTGTTGATGTTGCTCCAAGGACTGTAGGTATTTTAAAAACATCCATTCAATTTAGCACTCAAGATCAAGGAACTGCAAAATTGATTTTTTCTTTATCAAAAGATGGCCTCCCACTACCCTTAAGTTCGGCTGCCACGGCAAAGATTTTCTTAAGAATGGCTGATGGTAGTGTGTTTGAAAAAACCGTCTCCATTGTGGATCAAATAAACGGGAAACTTGAATACGTGTTGGAAGAAGAAGTTTCTCATCCTGGATTAGCAAAGGGTGAATTGAATATTAATTATGCAAATGGTCAAGCCTTGTCCGTTTGTAAATTCTCCTTTAATATCGACGCATCATTAATGGACCAAGACATTGTTCCTTTAGCTGAATATTATGTGAAGGGTTTCAATACTCTCCAATCCGATATTGAACAAAGAGCAGCAGTTATAAATGAGACTGTTGATGAGATGAAATTAAAGGTAGATGAGTTTGAATCAACTGCAGTTACCTTAGATCCTAGGCTTACGACAGTTGAAGAAAAAGTGGCAACTGCTACCGTACAGTTGGCGGATACTGTGAACTCTAAGGTGGAAGTAGTAAATATTAAAGAACAGTTTGGTGCAGTAGCTGGAGCAGCAGATAACACTCAATCGTTTTTAAATGCGGCTACGTATGCGAAAGCAAATGGTATGGCGTTATATTTACCAAAAGGCAATTACACTTGTGCTAGTGACGTCATCATCGATGGGATAAAACATATTATTTTAGACGGGACAGTCTCCTTAGCGACTGGAAAAGTTTTAGATATTAGCTATGATTCTTATATTGCTCCTTGTAATTGGAAAATTACAAATGTAGCCGGTGGGTTATTGAGGATAAGTGGACTTAATTCATCTAAGATTGAAATTATTAAAGCAAAAGAGTTGGAATTATACGCGCATGGTGACATTCCTAAAAAAGAATTTATGGCATATAACACGTTTACGCTTGGTAAGATTGACACATTCAGACTTTTTTCAGAAGGCGTAAAAGATGGGTGGATAAACGAAAATAAATTCTTCGGGGGGAGGATTTCAAATATCACCTTTGATGGTAACTTTCACCATGATAACAATATTTTTTACGGAACAATGCTCGAAGGATTCACGATGACAATTAATAGAGGAATTTCTAATTTCTTTTACGATGTTCGAATGGAAGGGACAAATTCTATTACTTTTGGTCCAGGAACTAGCGATAACGTTATCTATAGAAGTTGGATTGAAAACCCCAACATGTATTTAAGAGACACTTCAGGCGTGACATTTACGAACAATGGTTTTAATAATCAAGTTGTTTCAAATTTAGATATATTTCATAAGAAAGAAGTTGTCTATAATGTTGATTCAAGATCAAACAACTATCCTTTATCGGCATTCACTAGGAATCAAAACGATTTAACAGTAGAAAGCTCTGGTAAAGTTTTCTACGAAACAGACTTAATTGAATTGAATAACCCAATAGGTCTTGTTCTAAAATCAGATAAAAGTTTATTTTATATTAGCGCATACGCTTACGATGCGAATAAAGTTTTATTGACCACACAACAGACTAATTTTATAGGCATGGCTGGATTTGCGTTTTACTCAGGTACAGGGGCTTATACTTTTGATACTAATGTAGGCATCTCCAATACAGGTGTACCATTATTCCCAAATGGAGTTGTTAAGTACATCAAGTACAGAGTGCGAACAGGAGATGGGGTAACAGGGCAGTCATTTAATTATTTAAAATTAATTAAAATAGAATCTAATGTTAGTCAAACAACTATGAAAGTTATCAGTCCAATCAAACAATGGACTCATACCGCCATGCCTACAAAAGGATATTGGGAAGTTACTGACGAGCCTGTTTATAATTCAGTACCTACGGCCGGAGGTAAAATGGGTTGGAAATGTCTTACCACCGGTACATTAAACAGTTTAGCGTGGGCTGCTACTACAGCTTATACAGTTGGACAAAAAGTTAACGCGAATGGAAAAGTATACGAGGTTACAATTGCAGGAACATCGGGAAGCACAGCACCTTCTCATACAACGGGAACGGCAACAGATGGCACAGTTACGTGGAAATATTTAAGTGCGTTAGGATTGCTTAAACCATTTGGAGTGATTGACGTATAATGTGTCATATGTCATATTACACAACTGAAATTTAAAATATAATGATAAATTCGATACTAATATTGGGTTTAACTGGTAAAATAGTATGTACTATCCCTTCGAAATGTAGTAAACTACTCCTAGTAATTTAGGAGAGGTTGGAAAATGTGGGCATAGAGAGAAAAAAATTATTCGTATATCTTTACGGGATTGTAGCGGTGACTATATTCGGAATTTGTATAAGTTTTAATCCGATTAATTTTTTATTAATTTTTACAGCAATAGGCGTAAGTGTTTTACTTTTTGTTTTATTATTTGTGTTAAAAGAAAAAATGCTTACTCATTTAGTTTTACTACTTGTGCTAAGTTTGTTTCTGCTACCTAGTGGATCAATTAAGGAGATAAGCCTAAGGTTTGACGATTATTTAGTAATATTCATAACTTTAGGTTTATTCTTTATGTTTATTTATTCTCGTCAAAAAGAATTTAAAGAGATACCTACACCACTTAAGTGGCTTTTGGTGTATTTGCTGTACAGTTTGTTTATTACGCTAGCGAACCTTGTGTTCGGTAGGTTAACTCCCATTTACTTATTATTTTTCATTAAAGAAATACAATATTTTATTTATCTTTTGGTATGTTTTTATTTAGTAAGAGCATATATTCCATTTGAGTCCAAATTTAGGAAAACATTTATTTTTGCTTCAGTTGTTTCGATATTATGGGGTGTATATCAATTACTCACTGGAAACATTAGAGGATATTACGGTATAGGGATAATTAGTGTGCAAAATCCAAGCCAGTCAGGGATATTGTTTTTATTAATGACTTTAATGTTACTGTATTTTAGCGTAACTACTAAAAAGAAAAGTCATGAGTTTTATTTGGCTATATGTTCTTTTTTTGCAGCTGCAATGACGCTAGCTACAATTTCCAGAACAGCCATTTTAGGTATAGGTGTGGTTTTTTCACTCTATTTAGGTTTTTCTTTATTTAGACGTAGATGGAATTTCAAAAAAATATTTATTGTATTTTATATAGCCATTTTAGCTATCCCTATAGGCTATAAAATAATTGGCAGTATGGTGGATTCGATATTTCAGCGTTTTTCGCAATTTGGAAACAGCGCTGATTTCAGAGCTAACATTTGGGAGTCCTTTTTAAGTAACAGCGATACCTTAGGGCTTATATTTGGAAACGGAAAAGGGTTTATGCAAGTAATCGTAGGAACATTTACATTGAAGGCTGACAATATGTATGTAAGATTACTCGTGGAAATAGGATATGTCGGAATAGTAATATGGTCGATTTTTATCTTATCGATAATTTTCTATGGATTTGTCAATATGAAACACAATTATAACGAGGCAGTGTTTCTATTAATATTAACAATTGTGTTTATTATTATAAGCGTAACTCAAGAAGCTTACATTGTTTCTATTCAAGGTTCTGCTTATTGGTTATTAACCGGATTCTTTTTAGGAAAGATATCGTATGAGAATATAAAACGAAAAAATATCGCTAAACATGTATGATTTAGAGATAGGTGTATCCGGGCTTTATTTGGAAGTTAGTATTGTAAAGTTAATGAGGTGATTATTTTGATGCGAAGAAATTTCTTAGTGAACTTATTGCTTTGGGTATTAGCTTTCTTCTTTGGGTACACGATCAAAAAAGAAGGTGAGAACTTAAGTTTATTTAAAACCGATGTAAGGAAATCTCCAAATCAAGATTGGAAAAATATCCAACATAAGATTGAAAATCTAAATAGTCAATTGGCGGATATTTCAACAAATGTTAAACAGTTTGGAGCGGTCGGTGATGGGGTAGCAGATGATACCGCTGCCTTTCAAATGGCTATCGATACTGTTATTAATGGTAAGGAGATATTTGTACCTGATGGGGTTTATAAAATCAGTAACTCTTTAATTCTTCAACCAAACACTAAAATTATTGGGCAAGGTATAAAAAACACTCATCTCAATTTTCAAGGTGTTAGTGGTTTTATAGGAGATGATGTTGATAATATTTCCATTAAATCAATGAAGATTAAGGATGTCGCAAAAGCTACGGATACAGTCGGTATTTCTCTTTTAAATTATTGTAATTATCATTATTTGGATGATTTATTTATTGAGGGTTTTGGTAAGTGGGCAGTATATCAACAAGGCGGACTTGATTACAAGTATGAAAGAATTGACACATTGGATAACGGTAAAAGAACAACGTTAGTAAATCAAGGAGGATCTATTTTTATAGATAAAGGGCCATTAGGATCAACAACAGGATTTTTTAACAATATTTACTTGCGTAATGGTGGATACTACGGTTTAAAACTTGACCGCATGGTAAATATTACAGCAATTAATTTTATTGTTGAATATCACGTGAAACCACTTTATGCTTTTGCATCTACTGGTGTTATGGTTAATTTTTACGAAGAGGCCAACACTCACGCAACAGAAAAAGTCCACTTACATGACTCTGGAATTGTGATGATTAATTATCGTGGTCAAAAGCCAGTAAGAACATATGATGGTGCTGCTTTTGAAAGTCGTGATGGCGTAACTATAGATAAAGATGTTACTGCCCGTTATTTATACGCTCAACAATACCATCTTAAGAATAGCAGGAGTATGAATCCACATGTGGAAGGTGCTTTAAGTTTATCGTCTGACGGTTTCCCACGGTATTCTAAAGGCGGACAATGGTATAAACTTAGAGGTTTAACTACACATGAACTTTACGCTGCTACTGCAACGACATTTTCTTATAATTTAGGTAAAGTTCAACAGAATACATCATGTGAGATTGAAGTTAACTTAACATCAAGTGCACTTTTATCGCAAAGGTATCATTATAAAAAATTCTTATTAAATACAGGGGCATCTAGTAATACTCAATATAATCTTTATACGATTGAATCCGTAGTAAACACAACAACCCCATTTATTAAAAAGGATGCATCTGTAAGTGTGGATATTAATAATGATTTAATTTTTACATTTACGACTTTAGGAGTCGAAACTCTTGGAACTGTATCATTGAATAATAAACGTGGATCGAGAGTACTTACACCTATGTAATTTTAATTCGAATTCGGAACACACTGTGCGGTAAGGCTCACAAATAAAAAACACCCGTCTGAGAAATTAGACGGGTGTTTTTTTACCAAGGTAATTCATCAAAATTAAATTTATCCCAAGAAAGACCTAAAGATTCTATTTTTTCTATCAAAGGCTCACTAGGTTTTGGATTCATAATATAGATTTTTGCTGACTTCGGTAATTTTTCTAAAAAGAAGTCAATTTCAGGTCTGTCCACATCCCAGTAAGAACACCCGATCATTATTAGGGACCGCAAACTACCAGAAATGGACTCATATAAATTGTACATTGAGTCTATCCATCGAAGTTGCCTATTATAATTAGCTACCGATGGCGGGATGATATCAGCTTCGACCCTAGGTTTAAGCCATTCTGAACCCTTAATTACTTCTACCATATCTAAGTTATTTAAAGTGGTAGTGACATTCCATATTGTCTCTATGGGCTCTATAACAATTCCATTTGTAACATCAAAATCAATCGAACCATGGGGTTTTAGAATTGGAATATTACCCAACTGTTCATTTGTACCCACTCGGGAATAAGAAATACCAGCGTGTGTAATAGCTCTTTCCAATAAAAGATCATAATTAAAAGAGATTCCACAGGCTATTTGTTCCCGATTTTGCTTCAACCATTTAACCCATTTCCATTCATGCATGTCATGTTGATCAACAGAGAGCTGAAACTTTGAGTAAGCCATGGCCAAAAATCTTCTTAATTCACATTCTTTAACAGAAGAAATTTTATATTTAGTAAGAAAGTCACTAATTGAATCAAAGTCGGGGATGTCTTGCCCCATAAGCTCTTTTTTTATTGAAGGTAAATAGTTAATGAATTCACTATAGTTTATATCCATATTATTAAAGTTTTTTAGTGGGTAAGACGAGTTTAGTCCATGTTGTTCTACAAAATCTAATGTAAATCCATTTCCTACTAATAAAGCAATGTTTTTTTTGTTTACATTAGAGAATAGCTCTATCATTGAAAAAATATTCTTAGCATTGCCATCTAAGATTAGACGACACTTGTTAAAGTGACAACCCTTCACTTCCATTTCACCGGTATTTATGACAATTTCGCAATTCACAAAGGTACATTCTAACCAGCATGCACCATCTAAAAGAATACGTTGATCTTCAAAAGTACGTTTTATTTCCTGTTTCATTATTTAATATCCCCCTTGAAGGATATATTCTATATTAAGTTAGGTAATTCCTCCTATTAAAATTTGGGTAATTCAATTACGAAAAGACATGGCAGTCGAAACAAACAGCACTGTAGTGTATTTTAAGATGCATCATTTGTTTCTCTGTCAAAGAAAAAAGGGTATATCATGGTTCTGTCGAATACTTCTAGAAAAATAGGAGGTATTTAAAATGAATAGTGAGCAAAAAAATACGAGACCAACAATGATAAGAATTGCAGATTCTTCGGACATTACTATCGGAACTATTAAAGGCATAGGTGATATGGATTTAATTGAGTTAATAGATGTTATGAATGTTGATATTGCTTCTGCTGAATTAAAAACGTTTGACTTTAATCAAGTAGAAAACACAATAAATAATACAGTAAGAGAAGCACTTAAGGAAATTAACAATGAAAAAGACCCAAATAAGGTTAAAGAATATCTTGAAAAATTGCCACCACTAGGCATGTTAATTATTGAAGCAATCAAGCTCGCTTCAGGTGCAGGGGGTCAATAAGATAGCACATTTTATATTAATACAATTCAAGTCGTCCCAAAAGGGCGGCTTTTTATTATGCATAAAACAACCTAGACATACAGAGAGATAGAAAGAATTTTTATGTTAAAGGGGGTAATGGACATTGGAGGAGATGGACATGCCACAACGGTTAGAGAATCATGAGCAACGTATATCACAATTAGAAACCAATTATAGTGAGGTAATTAAGGAAATATCAGTTATAAAACAAGGTCAAGACCAGATTGAAAAAACCGTTTTGCAAACCTCGAATTCTCAAAAAGATATATTGGTTTCACAAAATCAAACAATGCTGCAGCATTTACTCACCATTAACCAGAAGCAAGAAGAAGTAAGAGGACAGGTTCAATTAACAAAAATCGCAGCAGAAAAGGACGTCACAGTAGCGAAGATGTCAAGTCAAGAAAAGATCCTCGTAGCTTTACTTTCAGCTCCAGGGCTATTGTTAGCAGCGTTTGAATATATACCAAAAGTCATAAGTTCATTCGGAGGTTGATCATATGGATAACGAAGTAATGCAACAGGTATTAATATTTACAACTATATTGGCACCAATCGTAGCCGCAATGGTTCAGGTGGTTAAACAGACTGTTACCTTACCAAACAACGTATTGCCTATCTTAAGCTTGGTAATCGGGCTAGGAGTTGGTTCGGTTGCCTTCCCATTCACAGAGATGGATTTAGTTTTAAGGTTATGGGCCGGGGCATTTGCTGGTCTTGGTGGGACAGGCCTTTATGAGTTAGTTGCCAAAAGAGAAGGAACTTCAAAATAAGCTGCCCATTGGGTGGCTTTTTATTTTAAATAAAAGGAGACGATGGAAATGACAGTAGCATTGCAAACGTTATTGGATCGTTCAATTAAAAATATGGGTTCTGGTATGAATTCAGTGGTGAAAGCCTCAGCCTTAGAAATGATTAAGCGTGCTTATAAAGAAGGGATTTACGCACAAATCAGTGCTGGATATCGCTCTATGGAAGAACAGGCTGTATTGTTTGGGCAAGGCCGTCTATATTATAGCTACCGCGGAAAAAATTATAGCAATCTAGCCAAACCAAAAGTGACAAATGCTAAGCCAGGGCAATCCTTTCATAATTTTGGGGTTGCCGTTGACTTCTTCTTGTTAGCGATGACGGAAAAACAGCCTTGTGGACTATCAATACGAAATGGAGAAGGGTTGCAGCTATTGGTAAGGAGTTAGGATTTAAATGGGGTGGAGATTGGACCGGATTTAAAGACTATCCACACTTAGAAATGACGGGCGGTCTATCCTACTCACAGATGCAATCAGGCAAAAAGCCAAGTCTTTCATTAAAATTCAAGAATGAAACTGAAACTATTGTTACTGTTCCTCCAAAGACTGAGGTTGCTGCAGAGGTCACTAAGGAGCCATCCAAGAACAAGGGTGACGAAACAATAAGGTCCATTCAAAAAACATTAAACAGCCGTTATGATGCTGATCTTGTTGTGGATGGAATTAATGGACCGAAAACTCAAACTGCACTAATCAAAGTATTAAAAGCTGAACTTAATAAGCAGTTTAATAAAAGACTAGTTGTGGATGGTAAATGGGGTACTAAGACTAAGGCGGCCATCGTTACTATTGAAAAAGGTGCAAAAGGCAATCTCACTTGGATCCTACAGGCTGCACTTTATTTGGAAGGATATAATCCTGGATCACTTGATTCTGACTTTGGTAAAGCCACAGAGTCAGCGTTATATAAGTTCCAGAAGGCTAGAAAGATTACTGCAGATAAGAAAGCAGGTAAAGCTACGTTCACTAAATTGTTTGCAGTATAATCAATAGCCCTTACTCGTTTTGAGTAGGGGCTATTTTATTAAAAGTCTCTGATAAAGTGTGTTGTTGAATTAAGATAATAAAAGAAACCAGACTAAAGAATAGCCTGGTTAAATATTAGTAATTATTTATAATAGCGATGTTGATCTCCGTTACGTTCCACCAAGTCCGCCGCAGCCGCAGCTTCTTCATGAATGTCTTCTAATTTATTCATCATTTGATTATGCTTTCTTTCTTTATCCAGCATTTGCGCACATTCTTTTAGGTTGTCTGCTAAAAAGTGGTCCAAATAATAGGCAAACCTATTTAATGTTGATGTATCACAATACGTTCTAGGCAAACCCGTTTTTTTACTAAACTCACTATAGGTATTTTCTATTTCGTGTTTTATCTGCTTCAACTTTCCAAAGTTAATTATATTTCCTAATAAAAAGCTATACGCAGCATAGATAAGATTTAGGAAAGGAAGAAAACAAACTAGCCGTATAAAAAATGCAGCTCCAATAGATATCGGTACTAACATTAACAATTCTGCAATTTCCGTGTACATGGATTGTTGAGATAAATATATGGGTATTGCCATGATCAACACTGATATTAGAAGAGGGTGACTTACCTTATATTTTTTTCTTTCTAATTTTGAAATTGAATGTGTAATGGGTAAACCGTTACTAATAGCTACACTTAGTTGTTCTTTATCCATTTTGTCGCATACCCTCCTTTCGGCTTGCTGGTAAACCTAAGAAATGCTTGAACATAGTAGTAAACTCCCTTTCTCATATGTAAATAATGGCTAAAAGTCCAACTATTACTATACAACTTATTTCCTAGTTGGTCACCATATATTTTTCCACAAAAAAAGAACCAAGCATAGTAAGCTTAGTCCTTGGTTTCTTCCAGTTCAATAGGAGGGAGAAGAATAAAAAACTAAGAACTGTTTTTGTTAATAGTTAATCAGGGATTTCAAGATGAAAGTAGTTTTGTAAGGGAGCAGTCTCGTTCGGCATTACACGAATTAAGTATTTATATTAAATAGAAGTAAGTACCTTGATGAACTATCGGGTGTAATAATTGGTCTCTTTTATTGCTTGAAAATCAACATTTCTCTAGTCCAAACTTATTTGGGGAAGGAATTTTTTTCTGTCTTTTATAAGAACAGTCGTTCGTATATAATGAATAAAAAGGAGGGATTTTTCTGATGAGTACGATTCGTGATAGAGGGCTGGTTAAATGGCAAGCAGCTTTAATTATGCCAGAACATAAAGCTTTAAATAAAAAAATAGGTGAGGTTGATTATTTCTTAAATAAAAAACCTATCCTTGATGAATACCAGGTTGAAGAGTTTGAAAACAATATTCACTATGCGATGGAATATCATTTACCGATAAGATTTAGATTATATAACGAGGGAAATCCACAAGAATTGCATGGTTATTGTGTGTACATTCATCCTGTCACGAAGCAGTTGCGAATCGAGAAGAAAGATAGTTCCTTTGAGTATATTCGGTTTAATGAGGTTATTAGTGTGATTGTAGAAGATTAAAAAAGCCCTTCTCCTGAGAGAGGGGCCTGTTTTTATGATTGTATTCTATATATATAAGCGTCCTCAATAAAGCTATTGTTTATTCTGTTTCTTGTGAACCGTATACCTTGAAGATCGTCTGGGCCTGTTTTAATTACTCCAGCCAGTACTTTTATAAGAGGATGATGAGGACTAACTACTGAAATGTTGTCTAATGTTATTCCAACTTTAAGTGGAGTAGTTTCAAGCCTTTTTAATACTTTTTTAATTTGAGAATAAGCCCTTTTAGGGCTAGCGAAATCTGCAATCTTAGATGCAATAATTAATCTCCAATTATCCTCTTCAGAATTATAAAACCATAATGCTGAGTGAACATTTATATGTTGCTTTTCTAATTCTTTTATTAGGATTTCTCCATCTTTAAAGTCACTTTCTACCAATGCTGTTTTATCCATTGGAGTACCCCCTCATCTGGATCTGCAACTGCTTCAAAGATATCATTGGCCTCATCATCAGTATATTTTTTGTACCGAGAATGCTCAGACCAATCTTTAACAACAGCCCAGTTTACTTCAACATCTTCAGGGATCCTAATTCCAACAACATTTAATAAACCGGATAAATTGTGTGTGTATATTTTGGTAACTAGCTGCTTATCTGGATAGTCAAATTCTCTAGTCATTTTTGAAACGCAAGCTTTTAGTGCGCATTCTATTACATAACCTGATAAATAATAAGATCCATCATAACATTCATTATCAAGTAAAACCTTTGCATCACGAAGTCTTATTTCTGCAAGTTCCTGGAATTCTCCCCTATTCATTTCGATCTCCTGTCATATCTTATATTGTGTAGTTTTAAATATAATATAACACTCTTGGACTTTATAAAAAGGAAAATCCCCCTAAATTATAGGATTAACCTTCTTTACTAACTCCGTGATATCAATATCTTCGTTATAAATAACCTGATCTATTCGAAAGTCTTCACTGGCAGCGAACTTAATTTTAATTTGCTCAATCCATTCGTATGCCGCAATGGCTGCCGTCCAAGCTGGATCCTTTTTATAATCTGAATTTGGAACAGGGAAGCTTCCACTCTGGAAAAAATTAGTTTTCTTTGCATGTAAATAAACCTTGATGGTAATGTTCATTCATTTTGCTCTTTTCAGTTTTTTTAAGTAATATTATTCCCTTTCACAATCATCCTTACCTGAGTCTACGCATTCTGAAAAATTATTAGTCCACTGTTTTTGTTCTCCAGCATTCATTTTAGACCATTCGTATTGATCAATAAATCCATCACTATTCAAATCATTTGATTTAGTTTGTTTTTGTTGAGCTTCCTGGGGCTTCTGTTGCACTTGCTGTTGCGCTTGTTGTTGTGCTGCTAATTGGGCCTGTCGCTGCTTTTCTGCTATCCTCTCACGTTCTTTTCTTTCTGCCTTTTCTTTTGCTTTCTTTTCTGCAAGGATTCGTTCTTCTTCTTTTATTTTTTGCGCTTTAATGATTTCCTTTTTTTTAATTTCTTCTTCTTCGTATTTAATTTCTGCAATTACCGTTTCCAGCTTATCGAGTCTATTGTCTTTTCCAATAGTGGTGACTTTTCCATGATTGCATCCACCTAAAATAGATATTGCTAGAACAATAGGGAATAGAATTTTTCTCAATTCTCATCCTCCTCATATAAATCATCGACCTTCACACCTAATAATTTAGCTAATTTAAAGGCCTTATCAATTGTAGGATAGTTTCTCATATTTATCCAGTTGGAAATTTGTTGTGATGAAACACCTATTTTTTCAGCTACGTATTTACTCTTTAACCCTTTTCCTTTAATGATTTCACCTATTAAGCATTTCATCTTATCACCCTATAAAGGTATTCTCCTTTTGCTATGGATATCCCTCTATAAGAAAATCTGTAAGAAAATATAAGTTTATTTATACAGACAAGCAATATTTTAGGCTAATGACCATACAATGCACTATACAATGAAGAGGAGAGTGAACAACATGGATCCATTCACATTCGGAATTGTAGCTGTTGGTGCTACAGGCGCTTCGTTAATTGGAATTTCATTATTAGATGGTGCTGGCTTCAAAATAAATGATACGGCATTACTTTTATTCATGGAAATAGCTAAGTACGGAGGAATACTATTTCTCCTAAAAGAACTTAGTAAACTGTTTTTATGAAAACGATCCTTTCTGGATGGGAACAGACAGAAAGGAGATATGTGAAGCATATCTGTTCGCTATCGAAGGAAGTAAATAAAACAGGCTTTAACACTACTACAACCTAATCTTGCACTGTTCTATGAAGAATACACCTGATGAATTGTACTATGAAGTCTTCTTTCTATAATACAATGAGGAGTGATTGTATGTTATTTCATAAGAGTACAAAGAAAGCTTTTAAACCATTGCAAGACTTCTTGTCCGAGTGGAGCAACGATCCAGAAGATACTGAAGAAACTTTAAGCCAGTACATGTACATGTTTCATGATGAAGAAAAAACATATTACAAGCACTTTGGAAATCGTAAATATTTTAACGTATGTAATGACGGTACAACAGAAGGGGAAATTCAGGATTGGAGGAATTGGAATGATTGAATGGTTAGTGATACCAGCAATGGCATTTGGCGCAGCTCTACTCCCGAAGAAAAAGTTAACTGATCAGAAAAAGATACAAAGTATTTTTGAAAATAGAAAAGTTGGTATCAATAAAGGTGACACATTTCTACACCCTAAATTAATCCGCAGATATAACCACAATACTTACACCACTTATATCTACTCCTTGCCGTTAGGCGTACCTTCAGAAGCTTTTGAATACTTTATTCCTGTATTAAAAGATGGAATTAATAAAGATGTTGAAATTGAATTTGATGGAGTATTAAAAATCAATGTATTTGAGCAGGGGCTGCCGAGTAGTTGGAAATATGATGATGATCTATTAAGGCCTGATACATGGGAAATCCCAATCGGTAAGAACCATAAAGGCACTTTATATCATGATTTTGAAAAGTATCCACATATGCTCGTAGGTGGAGTAACCAGATTCGGAAAAACTGTATTAATTAAAGAGACTTTTTACACTTTGCTTATGAACCAGATTAAAAATGTTGAGTTTTACTTTCTAGATTTAAAAGGCGGTTTAGAGTTTGGGAAATATCAAGGATTGCCGCAAGTAAAAGCTGTAGCCAGTGATGTGTTCGAAGCAGCTGAAGTATTGTCTGAAATTGTGGATGATCTTAAGAAACGTGAGAAGTACTTTAGGGAAAAGGGCTATACGAACATAGTGGATACACCTATCAAAAAAAGAACATTTGTTATTGTGGATGAAGGGGCAGAATTAAGCCCGAATATTATAGCTGGTGAAGGGAAGAAATACGCTAAGTTCTGCCAGGCTGCATTATCTGAAATATCTCGAATAGGTGGAGGGCTAGGGCTACGACTCATTTATTGCACTCAGTATCCCACAAAAGAAGCTGTCCCAATGCAAGTAAAAATGAACATTGTAACCAGGATTTCATTCATCGCTGCTGCCCAAATTGCAAGCATGGTTATTTTAGATGAAAAAGGTGCGGAAGACTTGCCGAGTATACCAGGTCGTGCTATCTATAAAATTGAGAAAAACAGAATTGTGCAAGTGCCGTATATAGATGATAAGTATATGTTCGAAAAAATGGAGGAAAGAGAAAATGACATCATTCAAGCAGCAACGAATAGAAAGTCTGTTAATGACAATAGACCGGCTGAGTATGGCGAAGATAAGACACCTCCAGCAAATACATGATTTGAAAAGCTACCGGAATGCTTGCCGAGTAATTAAACAGTTGGATCCATTCATTCATGAAACTTTCTTCGATAAAGAAAAGGTCGTTTATTTAAATAAAGCTGGGAGACAATTGATTGGATCAAATAAAGAAGTGAAAAGAAACTCACTCATGGAGCATACTCTTTTGTGCAATGAGGCTTATTTATACTTTAATTGTCCGATAGATTGGAAGTCGGAGCATAGGATTGAATCTAAAGAAGCTGTCCCTACATTCGGTATTCAATTCAAGGGCCTCTCACCGGCCAAAAAGAGAATAATAAGCGATGCATCTTTTAGCCGAAATGGATATTTGCATTTGATAGAAATAGATAATACAAGGAACATGAATGATAATCGAAAAAAAATTGAAGCCTATGCAGATGTAATGCAAGGTCTAAGAAAAAGTACCGCATCTATCCTTTACATCTTCACAACTAATATAGTGAGAAAAAGAAAATTCGATTTATGGTTGAAAGAAAAGAGTATCCATGGGCAAGTAAAAACCTTTTCTGAAATTAACACTTCATGATTATTTGGAAATGACCTGAATGGGTGATAATTGCAAAAAAACGCATTAAATTAAGAATGCTCTTGAAACCGAACTACTGTTCGTATATAATTTATATATCGAATGAATTAGGTAAAAAGAATCACCCTGTCTTAGGGAGACAAAGTGATTCTCATTTATATTTAATATCTCTATATAAACTAAGCTGTTGAAAACATAAACTCAAATTCATCCTCTTTATATCCAAACTTACTTTATAACTGCTAATGAATTAAGGTATTATAATTCATTTGTCGCATTAATTGCTCATGCAGTTCGAGTGACTAGAAGAATGTTAGCTACTGTTCTTTAGTTATGTTCTTTTTATCCTTAGTTTCCTGAAGTCGGATTTTGGCGGTGGAAGGAGTGTTAAAAATTTGAAAAAGCCTGTAGATCTAGAGGGATTAGCAAAGAAGTTAGGCATCCACATCAATAAATTTAAGTTAGCACTAACTAGGCTTTATTCTGATTCACAAGACGAAGAGAACGAACATAAGCAATAATACCTTTAGTCTCATCTTCTGTTAAATCCATTCCATCAATTTGGAAATTAAATTGTTTTAATAATTCTTCATCTGAAAGATCTATGTTTGCGATAAAGTCATCTTCTACTGGAGATGGCTTTTTTGGTTTTGAAGCATATGGAATATAAGGTTCATTTACTGTTGTTGCCCCTTCTGGTTTGGAAGGTTCTTCAAGTAGCTCTTCTTCATCCCAGTAACCGCAAGCAACCATTAATTCTACATATGAAGTTGAATGTAAAAACCTTGCTAATTCTTTTAAAGTTTCCATAGAAGGTTTTTGAATTTCTTTTTCAATTCTAGAAATTGTTGCAGCTGTTATACCTGATTTCTCAGCTAATTGCACTTGTTTAGTAAAACCAGACGCGATTCTGTTTCTCTTTATAAATTCCCCATATCCGATGTTCATCTCAAATCCTCCAGTATTGTTCTCTAATATATTTTTTTATTCTGTATGTTTATCTCTTTATGTCTTTATTATGACCTATCATAACCCATGGGTATATGATGGTTATAAAGAAAATATACCAAACTTTTTACGAGCGCGCAATAAACTAAAAGTAACAATAAGTTACGCGGGAGTAATTTTTTTAAAATTTTACGCAATTAATTATTGCGCGCGCGTAATTTTTGGTATATATTGAGTTCAACAGGAAAATATGCCAACTTTTTAAAGGAGGTGATGTTATGGAAGATAAATTGGAGAAAGTTGCTTTACGCCTCAATGAAAAAGAACTTAGGATAGCAGCAATCGAACACAATCTTAAAACCGACAAGCAGATTGCAGAAGCTATTGGAGTTTCAAGCACTCAACTCTGGAAAGCAACATTGCCCATCAATGACCCAAGGCACAATACACCAGGTCCTGCATTTATCGCAGGGGTGTTAAGAGCATTCGGTGAGCCATTCGAAAGATTCTTTTTTTTAGAAGAAAAACTTACGAGGTCGTAAATTTAGGAGGGCGAAAATAAATGATAGATATTTTCCTAATTTACTTAATGGTAGTTTTGCTGAGTATAGTTGCTGGTAGCTTCCTTGCAGATGAAAGACTTAAAGGAGGTGAAGACAATGAGTGAAGTAAAGGTTTGGTATATGACTGAAGAAGAACGTCTTGCTTACATTGAAAAGCATCCGATCGTACCTTCGGAGGAAAAACCAAATAAAAGCGGAGCAGCTTTCTCAGACATTCTTGCTTATGGAGAACGTCGCAAGAAATTGAAGGAAGGTGAGAGGGGTGAAAGTTAAATCTAAAGAATGGTTAGCAATGACTAAGGTTGATCGCTACATGTCAATTTATCATGCTTATATCCGGAGTCAAAAATTTCAACAGAAAAGGAGCTGAATATTATGGGTGAAAAAGTAATCAAATCGTTTGAGGTAATTGCTGAAGCTACAAATCCTTTTGTTTATAAATTCGAAGTTGGTAAGGAATTTGGTGGACAATCTGTGAATGACATTATCGAATGCGATGGAGTGTTCAAATTGTTTAATCGTAATGATGAACTTATCACTGAGATTCAATTGCCTGTAGTCGGTGTGAAATACGAATATCCAGTTAGTGAGGCGATGTAAATGCAGGTAATCTTTAAAACAATGAACCTGGTTAACTTTAAATCCCACCGTGATATCACTGTTAACTTTGGCGAGAGAACGGATATCACGGGGGACAATGCCGAGGGAAAATCCACAATTTGCGAAGTTCCCTCATATGTATTTTATGGTACAGATGCACTTGGAAGCAAATTAGATCCTTCGCCAATTACTTACGCAGCGGAAGAAACAAAGGTTTCACTTTTATTAGAAGTTGATGGGAAAGAATTAATGCTTGGTCGAAGCATTAAGAAAAATAAGACTACCTATTATGTGAATGATGTTCCTTCAAAAGCTGGAGAATTTAATGAAGTGGTCGAGAAATTATTCGATAAGGACTTGTTCCTTTCACTCTATAATCCAAGTTACTTTCCATCGATGCATTGGGAAAAACAGCGTTCTATGCTTCTGCAATATGTCACATCTCCAGTAAGTAAAGATGTACTAAAGCATATGCTGGACGAGCAAAGTAAATGCCTATCAGGATTATTAAAGAAACATAGTTTAGAAGATATCAAGAAAATCCATGCTGAGAACAAAACGAGCCTGGATAAAAAATATATTGCTGCACAGAGCAGAACAAAGACTTTGAAAGAACAATTGGATCAAATCGCTCCTACGGTTGCACTTGATTCATTGAAGGTCGAAGAAGCCCAGCTGCTTAAACAGATAAAAGAAATTGAAAAGATTACTGATTCCGCAGGTGACACGAATCGAAAAATAAATACTCTCAATACTCGAATACGTTCAATGTTAGTTGAACGTGAGCAGATGAAAGAGGATTTCCAAAGATTGAAAGATGAAGAGATTCAAGGCTCTTGCCGAGTTTGCAAACAACCTTTAAAAGATGAATCTCTAGAATCTGCCGAAATGGAAAAGCAGGAAAGAATTAAAAAGTTCAAAGAAAACTACAATGTTCAGGTCATTCAGCGTAAAGAACTGGAAGAGGAACTTGCAAAGCTTGAATACATTGATGTCTCTGAACAGATTGAAAAGGTTAGGGAGCTCGAGCGATTACGCGATCCTTTGCTTCAAGAAATCAGGAATCACGCCCAGTATGAACAGCTTCTATCTCAGGTTAATCAAGCCCAGGCTGATGAAAATGAAACACTCCAATCACTTAATGAGTCAATCTTCATATTGGATAGTGTGAAGGCATTCAAGGCCAAAGAAGCTGAATTACAAGGTGAAAAGGTACAAGCTCTTTTTGAAACATTATCTGTCCGTCTCTTTGAAGAACAGAAGAATGGTGAGATGAAAAACACCTTTGAAATTGAGCTTGATAAGAAACCGTATCGCAAGCTTTCAACAGCTGAAGGTATTAGGGCAGGGTTAGAACTTCGAGACGTTCTATCACAGCAGAGCGACCTTATAACACCTGTTTTTGTGGATAATGCTGAGTCGATTACAACCTTTAAGCAGCCTGTTGGTCAGTTGATCGTTTCTAGGGTAGTTGCAGGACAAGAGTTGAAAATTGAAGGGGTGGATGCTGAATGAAATCAGGTAAAAGACCCACTTTAAACCAACGAAAAGCCATGGAATGGGCAGGAGTCAAAGACACTAATGAGTGTTTAGTTATTAAAAACCTTCCTGGTGAATTGCACATCGTCCATCGGTACACAGGTCAAATCAAGGAGTTGCCCAACGGCTGACTTAGAACATCCAATTGTTACTGAAGTCAATAAAACCGGCTATGCGAATCTTGTTACACAGCCGGAGCACTTCGGCACTGATTGATTATTTTGGAAATGAAGTTCTTAAAGGTGATTCAGTTGTTTTGGATCCTAGCAACGGTGAAATGATTCTTGAAGATAGTTTGGAAGATTATCTTATTGAAGTTAAAGGTTTTCAATTCAGCAGATTGATAGGAGGGAGAATTATTGATAGTAAAAGATTTGGTTAAACAGTTACTTGATTGTGAAATGGATGCTGAAATTTCAATCAAGGTTTCATTTAAAGATGAAGATATGGAGCATTCAGAATTCGAAATCGAAGAAACCAATTATGGTAAATACGTTGAGTTGGTCATTGATCTTGAAGAAAAAAATAAAGAGGAATACTAGGAGGAAACAAAAACATGGCAAACAATAATTCAATCGTTCAATATACACCGGAAATTAACGAAGCATTCAAACCAGAAGTACTGCAGGTCATTCGTAATTCAATTGCGCCAACAGCTAATGATCAAGAGTTTCTTTTATTCGCTCATAAGGCTGCAAGTTACGGCTTAGACCCATTCAAAAACGAAATCTTTTTCATCAAGTACGGCAATACAGCTCGCATCCAATTTGCTGCAGAAGCGTACCTTTCTAAAGCTCGCGAACAAGAAGGATTCCAGCCACCAGATACTCAAATGGTTTGCGAAAATGATGAATTTAAGGTTGCTAAGAATTCCGAAACCAAAGAACTTGAAGTGGTTACTCATGAAATCGGATTTCCTCGCGGTGAAATTATTGGGGCGTATTCAATTTCTTACCGTGAAGGTCAACGTCCAGTAACAGTCATTATGGATCGTGCTGAAATTGAGCATATGTTTAAAGGCCAAAATAAAGATAACTGGGTTAAATGGACAGCTGATATGTTCGGAAAACATGTGCAACAAAGGGCATTAAAAAAGCAATACGGCCTAGAGTTTGGTGATGAGGATATTCCACAACCAGCAGGAAATGCTGTCCCTGAATATAAACCACAAGAGCGCAAGGATATAACACCTACTCAGGAAGTAATTGATAAACCTAAAGCAACCGTAAGGAATGAGGAAACAGATGCAATCGATGAGGCTAAAACGGAACTTAATGCTAAGTTCAAACGCCTTGGTATCACTGGTAAGCAAGCTAAGGCTGATTACATCAAGACCAATGCACCTGATATCAAAGGGGATCCAACCTTACCGCAGCTCCTCGGGTTGCTTGAATTAATGGACATGCATATCGACATGCAAGATGCACAGCATGCTGATGCTGACGAATTGGAATGAGGTGGAGTTAATGGGTATATACATTAAGCCAGAACACTTAGCTTTTCTTGAAGAAGCAAAGGGAGTATTTGAAGCAAACAGTCGTCGAGAAACTCATCAAAATGAAGAGGGTACATTAATTGCTCTAAGGTTTGGTGCAGATCGTGATTGTATCAATGTTTTTGAACTGGGCGATGAGATTGCTTTCTTCACTCATCAAATTGAACCGTGTCCTAATCCAAGATTAGAAGTCACCGAGTTTGCTAGGGACATGGAAGTTCAGCTTCAAAAGAATGACCATAAAGGTGGTTGGATTCAAGAGGATTATGATTTTCTTATTCGCAAGATTGGTATGCAGGGCATGTTATTACATGAAGAACTTGGCAAGGAGGATAAGGACAAAAGTAAAATCACCTCCTTATGCAGCAACATCGCCAATTACTCCATGATGATCGCGGACAATGAGGGCGAGCATTTATGAAAGTAGACATTTTGGCAAGTGGTTCGGGCGGTAACGTGATTGCTGTCCGGTCCTCTGGAAATACCATCTTAGTAGATGTAGGCATCGCTAAAACAAAGATTGAAAAAAGGATGTTGGAGGTCGGGATTCGTCCCGACTCCATAGATGCCATTTTAATAACACATGCACATTCAGATCATGTAAAAGGTCTTTCATTAGCCAATAAATATCAAATACCTGTTTATGCTTCTCAGGGTGAATGGAAAAGCATAAAGGGAGTAAATGAAGAATTGATGCACATCATTGTTGGCAACATGTTAGTAAGTGGTTTTGATGTAACGCCATTTAAAGTTCATCATGATGCTTTTCAGCCTTTAGGGTATGCAATTGTGGATAACGTTGGGGATAAAGTTTCTATTTGCTTGGATACTGGAAAGGTAGATTCAGAAATGATGGAGACTATGAAATATAGCAATTTCTTTATCATAGAGTCGAATCATGAACCGGCCATGCTCGAGCATTCGAATTATCCAAATAGCGTTAAGGCGCGTATCCTCTCAGACATTGGACACTTGAGCAATAAACAAACTGGAGATGCCCTTGCAAAGCTTGTTAAAGGCATTGGGGAGAAGATATACCTTACCCACTTATCCAGCAGCAACAACATGTCGGAGCTGGCAAAATTAACAACAATAAGGGCTCTGAATAAAAAGGGATTAAAGGCAGGAACACATTATGAAATTGAGGTGTTTTAGCGCTTGAAGATATTAAAGAACGGATGAAGCTAAATGGCAAATCCACAAAAGGAAAATGGTTATACCGCAGTTGCAAACGAATTATTAGAACAGATTATGAAGCTTAGTTTAAACGGCACTCAGTTTCGAATTGTATTGGCTGTTTGGCGTTATACGTATGGTTTTAGAAGAACCGCGCATACTTTGCCTCTTTCATACATTGCAGAAAAGATTGAAGCAAGCAAAGGCCAAGTGCAAAATGCTCTGGATCAACTAATTAAGAAGAAAATCATTGAAATAGTTGAAGATTCAAAAGGGGGGAGGAAATTGAGTGTGAACAAGAACTACGATGAGTGGGACTCAAAAGAAACGGTGGTTCCTGCAGCTGCTGTCCCTGAACCACCAAAACCTAAAAAAGTGGCCAAGAAAAAAGTGTATGAAAAAGACAACTCTTATTACAAAATGGCTGTTTACTTTCATAACCTTGTCAAAACCGTTGCAAAAGAGGCTGGTATTGAACATTTAATTTCTAGGGCTAACTTACAAACATGGGCAGATGACTTTAGAAAATTAGTTGAGCTTGAAAAGGTTGATAAACGACTTGCTAAAGATGTCATGGATTGGGTTGTAACGGATGACTTTTGGAGAACAAATATTTTATCAGCCTCCACATTTAGAAAGCAATTTGCAAAACTGGCAATGAAAATGGCAAGCCAAAAGAAACCTTCTCAGCCTATAAAACAAGCAGACTCGAGAGATAAAGATATTGAGTTTCAACAGTGGGTAGCTGGAGGTGGAGACCCACATGATTTCAACTGGAACTGAAATGGCTCCCGAACAATCGGTTTTAGGAGCAGTCTTCCTGGATCCAGATGTTCTTGATGAAATTGCATTCTTGGAAGAACGGGATTTCCTCATTCCAAAGCACAAAGAAATTTATAAAGTAATGAGATTCCTAGAAAAGCGTGGAAAACCTGTGGATATCATTACAGTAACTGAGGCTTATGTTAAGTTCGGGGATATTCAAAAAATTGGTGGTGTTCAGTATTTATCTGAATTAGCTGCATCATGTCCCACCACAGCGAATGTTAAATACTATGCTGAATTGATTCGTTCAAAGGCAATGGAACGTAGGATTAAAAATACAGCTCAAATCATCGAAGGTATGTCCCGAGATGATTATGAAACGGATGAAGAATTCTTTTCATATGTTGAACAGCTAGTGACCGAATTAAGGCCAGTAGATAATGCAAAAATGCTTAGTTTTTCAGAAACAAGGGATGAGTATTACACACATCTAAAGACACCTGCAGAGTTCATTAAGAGTGGCTTTTCCGAATATGACAAGTGGGCACAAGGTTTATGGAGAGGTTGGCTTTTCATTAGTGCCGGCCGTCCATCAGTTGGTAAAACTGCATTGGCTTTGCAAAGAATAAATGGGGTCGCTAAGCAAAAAGAAGGTGTGGTACTTGTTTGGAGTCAAGAAATGAAAAGAGATTCTTTAAAGGATCGGATGATTTCTGCTGAAACAGGCATTCCATTCCAAAGAATCAAAATGAAAGACTTGAATCAAAAGGAGCAAAAGCTTGTCGATATGGCCTATGACAATTTTGAATACCTGCCAATCTTTATGCAGGATAGTTCCGGAGTTACCATTGATGAAATCAAGGCTACCGGCAAGCAGTTTAAGAGAAAGCACGGAAAGATTGCCATGATTGTAGTTGATTATCTGCAAATCATGAATATCCCTCAGACAAAAGGTGATACCAGGGCTCTTGCTATTGGTCGAGTCACAGGTCAGGCAAAACAAATAGCTATGGAACTGAACTGCTGCTTTATGATGCTATCACAAATGACCAGGGATTCTGATAAAGGTGGAATACCTAGAAGGCCGGTGTTAGCGGATTTAAAGGAATCGAGTTCAATCGAACAGGATGCGGATGTAGTTGAATTTCTTTGGAGTGAGGGCGAAAGAACCTCTCAGGGAAAAATCATCAATCAGACTTTTGCAAAAGGTCGAGATATCGGCGTGAATGAATTTAAATTACTTTTTCTTAACTGGAAGCAAAAGTTTACTGAATTACCTGATCAGATAAAAAAATAGTGAGAGGGCGGTAAAACAATGGGAGAAAATCAAATGTTATTCGAAATTGGTGATTGGGTCCGAATACCTCATAAAAATAACTCCATTGGATTTATCACTACTATATCTGAAGTGAATGGTAACTGTCGTGTAAGGATTACCCAGGTTGAAAACAAAGAAATTCAGATATGGATAGACCTTGATAAACTTACCGAATGTAAAGAACTTGCTTTGGAAAAAGAAGACTTCGATGAAATCATTAACATGGCATTACATCATAATGATGAGCAATGGTTCAAAGATTCACACGCAAGAATTCCAGTTTTTCTAAAAGACATTTTTTTTAATCAAAAACTTACGAGGTCGTAAAAAATGAATTTATATCAGGCTACTAATCATCAACTCTACCAAATAGCCATGGATGACAAAAATAGATTAAAAGATCGGTATGTGGCAGCCAAAGAATTACAAGAAAGGAGAAAGCGAAAATGGACAAATGTGAGTATCCAGGTTGCTCAATGAAAAGCACAAAAACGTGGGGATTTGTTCCCCTCTGTGCTTCTCACCACCAAGATATTTGGAAGGAATCACTGAATTATTACGGATCACCTAAAAAGCAAAGGTACGAAACCAGATTGCACTATTTAAAAATTGCTCCAAAGATTCCTTGGAGTCGGGAGAATTAGAAAGGGATGGTTATATGAGATTTGTTGGAATTGACCCATCAACTAAAACTGGATTTGTTGCAATGGACCAAGGTGGAAGTGTATTAAAGGCAAAAGAATTAACAGGTTTAGGCGATGTAGACCCAAAACGAATTGTTACCTTAACTGATGAAATCATGGCCCACATCTTACCTGGTGATGTTATCTGCATTGAAGGTGTCCCATTCGATACTCAACGTGCAGCACAAGCAGGATGGATTCATGGAAGCATTAGAAACGCTTTATTCAGAAGGAATCTTAATTATTTTGAAGCTGCTCCAAATGCTGTTAAAAAGTTCGTCAATGTAACAGGTTGGGTTGGCGAGGTCGGCCACAAAAAAAGGCTTACAGGTAAAGATAAAAAACTTGCTGTTATGAAAGCTGTTGAAGAACATTACGGCTTTACTCATGCAAGTGACAACGTGGTTGATGCTTATATTCTTGCTGAAATAGCCAAAGCAATATGGTGGTCGGATAATATTTCAAACTCTAAACCTAATTACCAACATGAAGTAATTGATGCCATCTTAAATCCAGTTGCCAAGCCTAAAAGGAAAAAGAAGGTGGTTAAAGCATGACGGATAAACAAAAACGCCGACAGAAAAAGTCACTAGCCAAAAGAAAAAAGGATCGCTTGAATCGTGCTTGGAGAAACATCTTTGTTAAGTCCGGTGTTCTAGAAGAACGAAAATAATAAGGGGTGGGCAGATGTTCCTTTACATTATTGTTGCTTTCATTATTGGATCTTGGGTCGGAATGTTCTTCATGTCATTGTTTTCAGTCGGTGCTTATGAAAAAGGTTTTAAGGATGGGGGTCGTGTCAAATGAATTTATCAAAATTGTTCGAAGCACAAAAGGTTGTCCGTAAGAAAATTATCGAAACTAATGGACTGGAAGGTCAGGACCTTGTGCAAAATTTAATTTTAGCATTGAGGGTTGAATTAGGTGAATTAGCTAATGAACAACGTTCTTGGAAGCATTGGAGTAAGGATCGTAAACCAAGAACGGAAGTAATTTGTTCAAGCTGTGAGGGAAAGGGTTTACTGGACTTTTGGTACCCATTTGAATGTGAACATAGCACCTCGAAGTGTGGTTGTGAGAACGGGATTATAGCTAATAAAAACCCACTTCTTGAAGAATACGCCGATTGCATTTCTTTCACTTTAGAACTCGCCTTAGAGCTAGGAATCGAATCTGGAGCAAAAGTAGAAGAAATATTAATCCCATACAGCGCAAGAAAGAATATCACGAAAATGCTTAACCAGGTTTATCTCTCAATTAGCGATTTAGAAATTAATATCAACTATCATTACGCCAGAAAAAACGCTGTCCTTTCAGAATATAACGGATTACTTACCAATCTTATTACTCTTGGAATACTCCTTGGATTCGACTATGAACAGATCGAAGTTGCTTATTTCAAGAAAAATGCAATCAACTTGAAACGTCAGGAAGAAGGATATTAATGGCCAGAGAAATCAGGCCGGTTGTTGTCCGGCGGCGAAATAAAGTTGAGGTCGAGGAAGCTATTAAGGATTTGGAGAAAAGGGGATTTTTACTTATACATCCACTTACAATGTTTCCGAACGGCTGCTGGTTCGCTAAGATGCAAAAAGTCGTTGTATAGAAATAAATTGTGAAGCCAAGGACGAACAGAACAATATTGCAAGTTAAGGAGTGAGAAGGATGAGAACACAATCAGAATTCGCAAATCACCTTAAACATTGCATCCAGGAAGAACACGGTATTGATTTAAGTGAGAAGGCCATCAAAGACATTCGTAAAACAATTGAAGGTACTTATTTAGCTGCCATGAAAGGTGCGGTACAAAAGCAAAAGGCGGCGGAAAACAGATATTATGAGCAAAAATACATTACTGAAATGTTAATCGATAAAATCGGAGGGCGCTAAAACAATAGACAACATGCAGGACCGGCTGAAAAAGGAAGTAGTGTAGCCGACTACTCCCTCTTTTATAAGTAAATGTATTAGAACTTTCTTCCGCCTAATTGTTGTTCAGACATTTGGACTAGTCGTTTAGTGATTTCTCCACCTACAGATCCATTGGATCTTGAAGTTGTGTCAGCACCAAGGTTTACACCAAATTCACTAGCAATTTCATACTTCATCTGATTTAAAGCTTGCTCTGCACCATTAACTACTAATTGATTACTGTTGTTACGTGCCATAGTTTTCACCTCCTAATCTTTGTTGATATTAGGATTCGTTTGTATCTGTAATTTATGTAAAAGATAAAAGTTATTTTATTATGAAAATTAAGGAAGAAGGAGCTTCAACATAGACACAAACCGTGAGATAAAAGGGGGATTAATATGAGTCATTATTTTTATATTACTCCACAAGAATACGCAGAAGCAGAAATGAATTGTATAGACGCCTTTAATTTGGAAAGGCGAGTTCACCTACTTGGCTGGACGAAGGAAGAAGCTAAAACCAAACCTCTAAGAGTTCAAAATGACAGAAAGAAGTGGGCTGAGGTTGCTAAAGTGAACGGGATAAAATATACGACATTTATGAGTAGGATCACTATTTATGGAATGACAGAAGAAGAAGCCGCAACTAAACCATTACAAAATAAAAAAGAAGCTGTTAAAAAAATGGCGGATGCGAAAAGAATGATCCCGAAAGAGTGGTTAGAAGTTGCGATAAGTAACGGAATTAATTATCACACATTTAGAGCTAGGTTAAAAAAAGGGATGGATCCACATGAAGCCGCAACAAAAAAACTAATGACTAGATCTGAAATCGGTCATCTAGGAGCGAAGTGTTATAAAGCATTGTAGGCCCAGAGAATATGTCACAGTCCGAATAAACTGCGAATGAGAAAAGGGGAATGGGAATGGAATTAATTAAAAGTTTCTATAAGGCAAAGTTGAAAACTGGTGAGAAAACCTTTGATCAAGTAAAAAATGAGTTTGAAGGGCCTGAGCCTAGTACTGAAGATATCCAGAATTGGTTAAATGCCTATCGTTTAATTGATGGAATAGAAATCATTGTGATGGACAGTTGGGCTGGTGATGGTTATTGTCTTGTTTCTTGGCAAGAAAAAGATGGTGATACATTTAAAGAGTTTGTTTATCAAATTGAGCAAGATTCAATGTTTGGTACTTATATCGATGATCGAGAAGAATTTATAAAAGATTGGGAATCAGATGAATATTGCCCTTCTGGATCTATTGTCTTTAGTGAAAATGATGTTGAAATCATTGAGGTATTAAAAAACAGTAATACACATACCGAATAAACCATTCCTTAGGATTATGTATAAAAGTAAATGGGGACTATCGGTAAACTTTATTAGTGGAATAAGAAGTGAGGGTCTTAATAAGGGGATTATATAATTTTACTTGTATGTGGCTAGAATCCAAACTTTTTTTGAAAAAAGCTGGACCCTGAATTTAATCTTTCCTGATTAAATAAATGAACGTCAATAATTTCTAAAATCATAACTATCTTTTGAACTAAAACGTTCAAAAGAAGTTCTTTAAAGAAATTAGGCATTTCCATCACCACACTATTATTTTTTAACATCAAGAGAGCAAGGCCCACTGGTGAAGGTGTGGTTTAACTAAACGCCTTGCCCTTATATCATATTGTCCATGGATTAAATTAGTTACACATAGTACAAGAAATAAAGTCACAATTATATAGACTAGGAAGGAGCCAATCCATGAAAGAACTTGCCGAGCTTAGAAAAATTGTGGATGGACAAAAGACTGTGACCACTAAACGGTTAAAGCCATTGCTGGATCAAATTCAAAGTTCCTATATCCAAACGGCCAATAAGGTTAAAAGCCAGAAAGAGACCATTAAGAAAATCAACTCTAATTACAGTGTAGCAAATTCCAAGGCGGCTAGGTTATCAGTGCATGTCCAGACACATGAAGATCTAAAAGGGGCCCATTCTGAGTTATTAAAAAAGCATAAAGAAGTTATGAAGGAGTTACATCAGTATAAATTCAACAGAAAAAAAGCCAAATAGGAGGGGCTTACTTGAAGTACATTTGTAATGACTGTGTGTTAGTTTTTGAAACCCATGGTAAATTAGGACCCAGGAAAATCGCTTATTGCCCAAACTGTGGAGATAATGTTGCTACAACAAAATACAGTACTCCGTTTAAAGAATCAAAAAGACGCGGGTGGTCGGAAGAAGAATTGGAATTACTGAAACGTTGTATAACAGGCGAATTAATGATTTATGCTGTGGCAGCCAAATTAGGTCGGACTTCTAAATCAATTTCCCGGCAAATACATCGATTAAAGAAAAATGAGACGCGATTGATTGATGGAGCCTGGACTATCCAAGAAGAACAAATCATTCGGGATTATTTAGATGAATTCGGGCCTCAAAAAGGTATATATAATGACTTGGCTAATAAACTTGGACGAACTAAAAATCAGGTTAGCTGTAAGTTATATCACATGAGAAAAAAAGGGATGCTGCAATACTGATTTAAAAGCCCATAGAAGCGTTTTGTCTTCTTAAGGGGTAAATGTATGCAAAAGTTATTACGACCTCGTAATAAACCTATACGAAGGCGTAAAACGATATTAAAATTAAAAGGAGAATGATTTATGACTAAAACTACATTGAACGTTCTATTTAAGAAAATGCAAAAGGATGACAAAAAGGAAGTGCTGGAGTTTCATGTACAGGGTAATGAGCTGCCAAATACTCAGGAGCTTGTCGGTTTAGCTGGATCCATCGTAATTCTAAATGTTGAGGAAAGTAATGCCGGTACTTTCAATGCTGAATTTGTATCTGTACAGAAGGATTCGAAGAAGACTACCCTCAAATTTAATATTAAAGGCGATTCAGATGACAAAGTAATCAAGCTTTACCCACACGCTGGAAGAAGTGTCACATTGTTTATGGAGCCGTCACAAATGTCTGTGGACGATTTCTATGACGAAGATGATCACGAAGGAATTGAATACAAGATCGATAAAGACGGTACAGCGGATGTTTCTCCTAACCAGATGACTTTGGATGATGTGGACCAAGAGGAAGAGAGTGAGGTTCAAGACGAACCTGACAAGAAAGATGATGATAACGATGATCCGTTTGCTGAGGTAAACCTTAGTGATGACGATTCATTAGAATAATCTGTTTGACCCTGGGCTTCGGCCTGGGGAACCTCTTAGGAAAATGGGGGAAGACAATGAGTTTTGAATTACCGGAATTGGACAGAAAAGGTACCCAGAAAGCTGTCGAAGAAGCGCTGGAGAAATATAGGTTATATAAATACTTAATGTTTGAAGAAAGAGAAGCATCAGTCACTGCAAGCGCAGAAGTAAGATATCATGGTCCTACAAATCAGACTGGAGACCAGACTGGGAACATTGCCATTTATAATGCTGATCAACAGGCATACAGGAAAAATTACTGTGATCGTTTAGAACGTGCTGTCAGCCGTTTACCTAAGAAAGAAAGGTTTCTGATTGAAGAAAGATACATGCAAGAGGAATCGGACTATCTGACGGACTATAATGTGTATTGTTTTAAGTTCCAACCAAGCATTTCAGAAGGAACGTATACAAAAATTCGATGGAAAGCTTTTTACAAGCTTGCACTCAATTTAAATATAGCTGTAATAATTAGAAGGGGGGAATAAGGTTGGTTGCAATAAATAGAGATAACCTACCAGAAGCACTTGAACCGAAGCACGTTCAGGATATATTGTGCATAGGAAGGAGCCAAACATATGAATTATTTAAAAACCCTCCTTTTCATGTAATCAAGATCGGGAGAATATATAAGGTATCTAAGGTTACATTTTTTAAATGGCTTGATGGAGAAGAGCAAGGAGATTGATTCCTTGTTCTTTTTATTTTGTCATGGTAATATGTCTTTAGTTAAAAGCGAAATCAGTGGTAGGTTTTTGGTAGGATACTTGGTAGGAATGAGCAATATTCAACAGAACTACAAAACATTCCGATAAATATCAAAACCGTAAAAACCCTATTACATAGGCTTTTAAATAACAACATAATACTAGAAAGCACAGCGATGTGTTGATAGTGTCCTTCGGGGTCGGGTGAAAATCCCAACCGGCGGTGATGAAGAAATTCTAAGCCCGCGAGCCTGTTAAAAGGCAGGATTTGGTGAGATTCCAAAGCCGACAGTACAGTCTGGATGGGAGAAGGACGTGTGGAACCCAAGTGTATACGTACGCCTAATTTTTCGAAAATGAAAATATTAGGCTTTTTAGGTATACAATTTTTTTCACTCATTTCTCCTGCTAACCCCTTAGGCCATCCTAAGGGGTTTTTTATATTTTATAAAAGGGGGAAAAACATGTTTACGGGAATCATTGAGGATATCGGTACCGTACATTCCTTGAAAAAAGGAAAAAGCAGTATGGAGCTATCGATTCGTTCTGAAAAAATCCTTGAAGATGTGCATCTGGGGGATAGTATTTCAGTCAACGGGGTCTGCTTAACGGTAACGTCCTTCACGAAAAGTTTATTTACGGTCGACGTGATGCCGGAAACGGTCAAAGCTTCCTCGATCCGGACGTTAAAATTGGGATCACCTGTTAATCTCGAACGAGCCATGAGTGCACAGGGAAGATTTGGCGGTCATTTTGTTTCAGGTCATATCGACGGAACCGGAACGATCATAAAAAAAGAACGGAAAGAAAATGCCGTATATTATGTAATCCAACTGGAAGAAGGGCTTAGTGCCTTTTGCATTCCAAAAGGTTCCGTGGCCATTGATGGAACAAGCTTGACGATATTTGGGATCGAAAGGAACCTTTTGACGGTATCATTGATTCCATTGACTCATCAGGACACCATATTGGGACAAAAAGCGGCTGGCGATATCGTTAACATCGAAAACGACATGATTGGGAAATATATAATACATCAAATGAAAAATGGCAATCCAAAACCAGGACTGAATTTAGAGTTTTTGGCAGAGCATGGATTCTAA